CTTGATCGGGCATGCCCCGCTCTCGCATTCAGTCCCGGCAAGCTCCGGGCCAGTACCTAGGTTGTGGTCATCAAGAGGCTTGATCTTACTGCTCATCTCCCAAAACCTCTCCTTAGAGATCGGCTCCTTAGGAGCCTGAGCGAACCCATGGTCCTGCTGAGGGAGAAAGCTGATCGTCTTCAGGTACTTGAGGTTCTCGTTCAGCCAGGACCTGATCTGCGGGACCTCTTCTCGTTTGTAGTAAACTGTGACACTCACCGCCTGGTCAGCCCAGTGGGCCTGGGCCATCCTCAAGACATCCAGCTGCTTCCAGGTGTCGAATCCTTGATCGACCACCGGGAATCCAGGAGGAGCTTGGACGGGAAAGTCGACGACCATGGTTCGATGATCGAGGGTTCCGTCAAGACGAATCTCGGGTTCTACATAGTGACCTGCGGCCCTAAGCCTAGGAAGAAGATCGTCGGATGCACCGAAACGGACACGCTGGATCAGGTACTCGCTGAGTGCCGCATGAATTCCCTCGTAACCATCCATGTCCATGAGCTTCGACCAGGTACCGCTGGGCTTCACTACAGTGGTGCGGATAGATTCATTGGTGCCGTACTCCTTGGCACTGGAAACGTTCTCCATCTGAATGGCCGCGTAGACCTCGTCAAGGACAACAGGTACAAAAAGGGGACTACGGAGGCAGCCGGTGATGCCGGTTCCGATTCGCATATTCCTTCTGACAACCTCTTCCGTTTTGGGGTGGTGATAGGGCCTCATGGCTACCCGCTTGCCCCAGCGGTGCATTAGCCTGGCTGCTTCTACAAACTCCTCCTTGGAAGCTAGATTCGGTAAAGCTAGTTCCTGGAGGTTGCAGGGTTCGCCGTCCTCCAACATAGCCTCTGCGCATGGATTTACACCAATCGCAGTGTCCCGTTTCTTCTCGCCCATCCGACCATAGGCGCGCATGTTCTCTCTATTGACGAGTCCGAATGGCTCTCCGTGCTCGTAAGTCTTCCAAAAGAGCGGGTGAAGGTCTTCAGTGTCCGAAACAGCTACACTAAAATTTGCTCTAGCTCGATGGCCCGGGATCTGAAACAAATCCCATCGCTTCGCCTTCAAGTATTCCTTGTCGAAAGGGTCGCCTATGATGATGATCGCTGATCTACGGACATTGCCCGCCACCACCATGTCCCCGATGGCGCACATGATGTCGGCGGCATCGATAGGGCGAATGGATTTGCCTTCCCTATGGGAGAGAACAGTAGAGATAGTCCGGACAAGCTCGATGAGAGGGCCCGGCCCGCTGGCTGTACCACCAAACCCGGCGATTGCTTCACCAACACCTCGAACACAGACGGTAGAGTACGAAAAACTCTTTCCGGTCACAAAGAACGACTCCAGGACCCGTCGGGTCAACTCGTTCCAACCCTCACGGCTATCGGGGACGATGAAGTCTGCGTCCTTAGTGGGCCGGTGAACGATCCTCACGTCCTTTCTGACTCGTGATAGTTTTGAACAAAATCTATGCTCTACGCTCAGGCCTACACCCCCACCAAGCATCAGCAGATCCTGGGCCAGGACGAAGTTGTTCCAGTCAGCCGTAGTAGTGAACCAACAGTTGTTCAGGGCGGCTCCACCAATCCGGTCCTGGGCTGGAGCACCACTGAACCATAGACCGCGACCTGCCGGCCCAGCCTTACGGTTTAGGAGAAAAAAGCGAAGCCTATCCTTTTCCTTCTGAGAGACCTTTATCCCCCGTGTGTTGCCCTCGATGACACGGTCAACTGTTTCTGCCCAAATCTCCAGATGTCCAGTATCCTTCCTGGCGTATGTCCTTTTGTAAATGCAGCGGGCCAGATTAGACCAATCGCTCATATATCCCCTCTTTACAGGACCCCGTCGGCTGGTTCAGCGCCGCGGAGGTATGCGAGTCCCAGGCAGATTGCGTCTGCCCTGTCGTTGTCCTTGACCTTGAAGTTCAGGCCGTAAAGCTCGTTGACAAATCGGACGGCCAGGTGCTTCTTGTTGATACGGCCCCTGACACCGACCCGCTTCTTTGCTTCGTGGATGCTCATGGCCGTGCTGGCGGCGATCTTCCGGGCCTTGCTGAGCTTACTGTTGTTCTTCTTGTCCTCTTTGGACATCACCAGACCGAGGGCCTGGCGCCAGCTAGAGGACGAGATGTAAACCACACTCCAGCCCAGCGGGAGAAGCATCTCCATGAGCTGGCAGTGAATCCATTCGAGTGCACGCTGGGCGTAACGGCTCTTCCCCAGGTTCACCTCCTCGACGACAACCACGTTGGGGTCATAGGCCTTCACCAACTCGGAAAGTCGCTCCACGATAGCGGCAGTAGCTGCTAGATAACAAGCAGGATAGTCGCCGTATGCCTGGATGGGCTGGCTGTTCTCGATGAGCCCCTGAGCGACCAACTGTGGCTTCAGGTCGCCGGGCTCACCCTCTAGGAGAGCCCAACCCGCATGCGTCGAAGCGTCTATGGCGAGAACTCGCATCAGTAAAAAGCCCCGGCCGACATTGCACCGGGGCTCCGGTTCACGCCCACGGACCCGACACAGCCGTCCTAGAGCGTGACCTGAAGATTGGTTCTAGGCCTTTCCCCGACCTTCGAGCACCATGAGAGCGAACTTGGTCTTCAGCTTGGCCGCTTTCTGGCCGTCGCGGTAGACGGCGCCGGCCTCGCCGTAGGCCGCCTTCTTCTCCTGGAAGTCCTGGTCTAGATCGCGGGCGTTCAGCAGCTGCTGAAGGTCCAGGTTGGTGTCGGCAACCTTACGACGGATCTCGTCGTCGGTCATGCTCTCAACCGTCGACTTGAACTCCAAGTCGAGGTCGGAAAAAGGGGCTTTCTTCGGGCGGCCACGGGGCATAATGTTCTCCTGGTTGTGTTCTCAGCTTACACTATTCTATAACGGCTACTCGTCGACAGCAGGTTCGGAATCCGGATAGAGCCGGAATTCCGGCGTCGCCTTCTCCAGGGCCCCCTCAACCAGGAGGCCCTGCTTGTTGAGCCACCTCAGAAAGGACAGATACCGGCAGATGTTCAGGGTCTCCTCGACGGTTAGGTCCCGGGTCATGTCCAGGAGCTGCGCCGGAAGTGGAATCTCCGAGAAGAGACGACCTGCCTCTACCTGAATCCTGGACAGATCAGCGAATTTCACCGGTGCCCCAGAAAAAGGCAGAAAATCCTCTTCATCATAGTGTACTCCTCCCATTCTTGTACTTCACGTCCACGAACTGCGTGAACATCGACTTGGTCTCGCTGGCGTGGTCGACCACGAGGATGAGCCTGTCCGCGGAGATGGCCTGAAGCATCTCCATGCAGCCTTCCGACTCTACCGGACCGAGGCCCGTAAAACTCTCGTCCAGAACCATCCAGTTGGGCATAGTGCCGGTGCGACGACTGACCACAGTAGCCACAGCCAGGTCGACAGCCAGCTCCACCGCGGACTCCATGCCACCGCTCAGGCCGGCAGCCAGCGGCGCCTCGAAACCGCCGATGCTGACCACGGGGATGATATTCTTCTTGATGGCGCCTTTCTGGGTCGTGGACTCGGAACGCCAGTGCAGGCTGACGTGGGCGGTGTTCGGGAACCGAGCCAGGAAGCAGTTGGTCTCCTGGCTGATCTCCGCGAGTACTTCATCGAAAATGGACCCCAGGAAGCCCTCGCGGCCGATGAGGCGCTGGAAGTCCAGCTCGGCCGCCAGCTCGGTCTCAGCCTTCTTGGCCTGCTCCTCGGCCTCCAGGCAGCTCTTCTGAAGTCTCTCCAGGCGTTCCTGGGCGGCTCGGTGGCGCTCCTGCTCGCGGGCATTGTCCACCTTGGCCATGTGCAGGGCGTTCTGGCAGCCCTTAACTGCGGAGTCAGCAGCCGTCAGGTGGTGGCTGAGATTCTCTAGCCTGTCATGCAGGCCCAGCATCCCTTCTTTGCTGTCGTGCCGATACATCTCGATGTCGTGCGCTACCGCGGCCCGATTGGACTGAAGCCGGGCCTCGGCTTCAGCGACGAGCTTCTGCGCGTTAGCCTGTACCAGTTCCCGCTGTCCCTTGAGATTCTGGATCTCGACCGCCACCTTCTTCTGAAGGTCGGTGACAATCGCCTGGAACTGCTCCAACTGAGGGTTTGGGATGAACGCCTGGAGTTGCTGGTGCCGCGCCCGGAGAGCGTCTCGCTCAGGCTTCAGGGCCTCGAAGGTCTCAATCTGCTCCCCGAGATTAAGCACGTCCCCCTGAGCCTTCTCCAGGGCCAGCGTGGCCTTACTGTCGATCCACTCACGGTCACAGGTCGGACAAGTCGACCGTTCCAGGGCGTGAATCTCCAGACACGCAGCCTCCTGGCTATTCATCATCGACGGCAGCACGCTCAGCTCCTGCTCGATAGAGATAATCTCCCGAAGAACGCCTGCGGCCTCGCGGGCCTGGGTCGCCTTCCGGTTGGCGTCTTCGGCTTTGATCTCCACCAGGAATTGTTCGGCCTGGAGGCTATTGGCCCGCATTTGAGTAAGCTCCGGGGATTCCAGACTGATGGCTTGAAGGTGCTGGTCCTTCTTGAGGACCTCAATGGCCTCTTCGAGCTTCTCCTGCTCGGGCTTGGCGGCCTTGTACCGACGCTGGGCTTCGGCTTCGATTCCGAGTTCGCGTTCCTTGATCTGGTGCCGGATTTCGAAGACCTGGCTGCGGATTCCCTCAGCCTCCCCGGAGGCCCTATCTAGGGTTTCCTTGAGGGGCATCTCATCCTTCAGGGCGGGGGGATTGATCTGCTTAGCCGACTCCAGCTCCTTAGCTAGATTCCCCAGCAGGGCCTTCGCCACGGTAACGGCGGGCTCCAGGTCTTTGGCTTTCTTCTGGCTGACTTCCTGGGCGGTCTCAAAGCGCTCCAGACCGAGGAGCTGGGTAAGAAACTCCTTGCGTTCACTGTCGGTCTTCGACAGAAAGAGTCCCGGACTCTTCTGACCGCGGTACGTGAGGGCCGCCATGAGGTCGGGGCCCAAGCCGAGGGCTTGTTGGAGCTTTGTCTCCAGCTGTTTCACAGAACCCTCGACACCTACGCCATTGAGACTGAGCTTCAAGCCCTGACCGCGAGTGACCTGGAGTTCGCCCTCGCTGGTCTCGAAGACGCCCACCACCTGGAGGGGGTCTTCGGTGAGCCAACTCTGGAGTGCCGTCCGGGGGTACTTACAGAAGCCCAGGAGGTAGGTCAGAGCCAGCAGGATCGTGGACTTTCCTGCCCCACTACTGCCTCCGGTGTCCTCATTGAAGCCCCGGAAGAGGACCAGACCGGACTCCGGGAACTCGACAGCCGCCTCGTCAATGAAGCTACGGAAGGCGCGGAGGCTAAGTCTCTTCAGACGAATCTGTGCCATGTCTACCTATAACGGGAAAATCTCGCCTTCCTTGTTCTGTAGCTGCATTCCGGTCCCTGAAGAGCTGGGGGGCGTCCACCAGGCGCTCGACCTGGCGCACCATGACACCATTGTCTAACACCTCCGTGGTACGACTTGTGGGCGGTCGCGGATCGTACACTACCTCGCCACCGCAGCCCCCGCAGAACCACGGTTCCCGGTCTTCGAAGCGCTTTACGTCCCAGAGCCGGCGCATTATTTCCCCGCAGCCGCTACACTTGAAGTGGTAGAGGGGCACCCTTAGCTCCTCCGGCGCTTCTTCACGGGCAGCGAGGCCATGATACGCTCGCGCTCCATGTTGAGCAACTGCTCTAGGAATTTCTGGTCCGCGACAAGAACTTCGTTCATCTTGCCCATGGTCTCCAGGAGGCGCCGCTGAATCGAGGCCTCCAGGTTCTTCAGGGCCGTAAAAACGGAGTTCATGTTGCCAAGCCCGACCTCCTGGAGCTTTCGGGCCTGGCGATCCTCCCACCAGCGAAAGCACTGAATGATGACGTCCAGGAGAACAAGGCCGGTGATAATGAGCAGCATCAAGTTCATACTCATGTTCATTCAGTCCCTCTCGTTAGCCTCGTTGATGGTGGAGTTCCGAATGAAGTCCGCGATATGGCTAGCTTCTGAGCGCTCCAGCTCTGCATCGCGGCCGAAGACCACGATACCACCCAGGATGGCCAGCAGGCTAGCGATAGAGAGGCTGTTCCGGATGGCCTCCAGGACCGCGGGCGTGCTGTCCAAGATGCCGCCCTCGTAGGGGTCGACATGCTTGCCGGCCAGGCAGTCGTAGACCACGGGTTTGACACGGATAAAGTCCGAGTGCCTGATTTCTGCGTCTTCGTCGAATACGGAGCTGACCTTCCTGACCGGCAGTAGGTTCTCCAGGATGGGGTCCACGATGGCCTTGTATTCGTCGGCGTTCCTCTTCTTGTCGATACCCAGGTTCTCCAGCAACCTGTTGAAGGGCTCCCAGAGGGCCGGCACCAGGATCTCCGTCAAGACAGGGTCCTCGCTGTCCTCGAACCGCTTGGCGATACGCAGTAGCGCCCAGCCGCCGCCCGGCAGGCAGCCGCTCTTGATGGCCCCGCGGACCGCACAGACAGCGTCCTCCGCCCGGTCCCGCTTCTCCTTCATCTCTCCGTTGCTGGCCCCGATGACCTTCAGACGGGCGATGCCTCCGGTGAGCTTCCCGATGCGCTCCTCCAGGAGTGTAGTCTCCAGCTTGGACTCGCTGCGGTTCATGTTGGCCTTCAACTGGTCGACACGGAGGACAAGCCCCTCTTCGATGGTCTCGTCTTCCGGGAGTCCGATGACATTGGAGCGGAATCTGGTGGCCTCGAACGTCTTGGCCTTGCCGAGAAAGCTCAGGTCCACTGTCTCCAAGGGCGTATTCAGCTGGTCCGCGATGACAGCGCCTGTTACGGCCGCCAGGTCCTGGAGGAACTCGAACTGCGCATTCGGCACCGGGGAGACTGGGGCCAGCAGGGGGAATACATTCAGAGCCCCAGCTTCAGGGAACATCATGGCCAGGTAACCGAGGACGTTCTCGCTGAAACCCGTACCCACGAGAACCACATTGGGGCCGATCTGGCCCTGGTCAAAGGCGTTTCCGAGCTTGCTCAGCAGCAGAAACAGAGACTGCGGGTCCTGGAAGCGCCCGTGGTAGAGGACGAAATTGGGGTTCTCCAAGAGAACCCGCTGGTTGGCGACGTCGTTCACGAACTTCGGGTAGAACTTCGTGCAGCTGTCCTCGTAGCCCATAGGGATTGGATAGCCGTCGATCTGCTCCACCTCGTAGTGGGACTTACCGTTCGACTCCGTGATGGTCACGTTACCGTCGTCGCCAACCACCCGGAAGCACTCCATGACAGCGTCGGCCAGCTCGGTATCCCCGTTGGCGCTCACGGTGGCTACCTTCCGGAGGAGCCGACGCCCTTCCTCCGTGGCCATGTTGGCAGGCCGACTCAGGTCCTTCACCAGGGGCTCAATCTCATCCCGGAAAACGGTCTCCAGGCGGCGGACAATCCGCTGCGGGCTTACCTTGGGATTCCCCTCGCTGTACTTCAGGGTCCGGCGAATAATGGCCTCGCTGAGGATGGTAGCCGTCGTAGTGCCATCACCGGCCTCAGATGCAGTCCTGGCTGCACTGTCTCGGGCCGACTCCATGATGCACTGAGCGGCGCTGTTTTGGAAGCCCAGGCTCCGGAACACGGTAACGCCGTCCTTGGTGACCACCGGCGGCAGGTTGTGCTCCTGACGCTCGATAAGCACGGGCCGACCCCCGGGCCCCAGGGTGCCTCCCACCAAGGTAGAGATGACCTCCATGGTCGACAGGATGGTTTGCGTCAGGTTACTTCCCTGGGGCAGGACGGTTTTTGCTACGGACTTCACCTTGTGATATTCCATCAGTCGATCTCCTTCAGGAGGGTGCGCTTCGTGTAGTACCGCCCGCCGACCTTGCAGGTGGCCACCTTGGAGTGGACGAGCCCCCGCGCCTTCAAGTCAGCTAGTCGACGCCGGACCTGCCTGACGCTGACCCCCAGGCGCTGGGCCAGGTCCTCGTTTTTGGCGTTGGGGGAGATGAAGCTCAGGAGTTCGATGTCAGTGGTGGGCATGCACTTCATCTATAACGGCTGGCCCCGGATGTCCTCCTAAGCCACTAAGCGAGAGCCGGCCCCGGATGTCCTCCTAAGCCACTAAGCAACGGTCTAATAAGTTTTAGATACAGTGAATCTTAGGTAGTTAAGATAAATCTCACAAGGTGAAATGAAACTACACTAAGCAGCGCTATCCGACTTTTACCAACGCTTCAGCGAGCTTCTTTGCCCGCTAGACCACTTACAGAATCTGACTCAACTGACCCCCTCCCGACTAAATCACGACCCAAGTACCCGTAGCCGTTATTCAGATGGGCTCTTCCAGTGCCAGTAGCCGTTACATAGTAGTGGAGGATGTGAAGAATGCTCATCGGTTTCATCGGCTGTCCAGCATCAGGGAAGACGACTACAGCAGCTCGTCTGTTTGCCCACTTCAAGGATGTGGGTCTTGCCACGGAGTTCATCCCCGAACAAGCCCGTTGGCATATTGCCGAAGAGAGACTTAATCAGGGTCTGCCTCCTGGTTCTCAGGTAGAGCTGGATGACATCGACCAGACAGAGATTTACTACACACAGCTAAGCTGGGAGAATATCCTCAGAACCTCAACTCCGAAGAGTCTCATCATCACAGACTCCTGCGTCCTGAACACGCTGATGTACCTTAAGGGTCAGGAAGGTCTCAGAAAGGTTATGCTCTCGAACGAAGTCCTGAAGAGATACGACCTCCTGTTTTACTGTCCTCCAACTTCCGGTTTCGGAGTCCCGGATCCAAATCGGATTCATGACCATGAGCAGGGCCTGGCAATCGACAAGATGTTGACTGATTCCTTTGAGGAATTCGGTATCTCTCCCCTCATGTTGACGGGAAACACTCAGACCAGATACCAGCAGGCCCTGGGAAAGCTGTTGGAGCACCTCAGTGCTCACTAGGGAATCACCGGTCAAACTCAGGATTCAAGCTCCTGAGGATCCAACTTACCTGAAGCTCCTACTGACCTATGTTGACAAGTCAGCTGAATACGAGCTGAGGAAGGCGAAGCACAGTAAATGGCTCCGTCAGAAACTAACCCCTGAAGAGTACGAGGACCATCTCCAGGGCCTGAAGGACAAAGTCAAGAACTGTCTGCTTTTCGAAGACGAGAAGGGTTTCTGGACGTACTCTGGTTTGGAAGGTCTCCTGACCAAGAAACTACGTCATGAGGCAGTGAACCAGGTCCAGTATCCCGAAGAGGATCTAATTCCCTGGGCGAAGCCACCTGTAAAGATTCCTCGTCCTTATCAGCTGGAGATGAAAGAAGCTCTCCTTCGGGCCAGGCATGGAGCCGTGGAAGTCGGCACAGGACTCGGAAAGAGCCTGACAGCCCTTCTTCTGGCCAAGGAGCTGGCCCTGAAGACCGTAATCATGACCCCTAGCCTCAGCATCGCCTCCCAGATGTACGAGGAGTTCATGACTGCCTTCGGTACCAAGTACGTAGGTAGGTTCTACGACGGCAAAAAGGAATCCAAGAAGCTCTTCACCATTGCCGTCGATGACTCCCTGGTGAAGGTCGACGGCAATCACCCCGCCTATGGGGACTTCAGGTCCGTGAAGGTCTTCATTGCAGACGAGTCACACCTCTGTCCAGCGAAGACCCTCAGTAGGGTCTGCCTGGGACTCTTTGACCAAGCCCCCTACCGGTTCTTCTTCTCCGGGACTCAGCTCCGGAATGACGGCCTGGGCCTTCTCCTGGAAGCTATTACAGGTCCCGTCGTTTTCCGGATGTCCGTGAAGGAGGGTGTCGACCAGGGGTGGCTGGCTAAGCCTCGATTCAAGATGGTCCCCGTCAACTCTCCTGTTAAGTACCAGAGCAAGGACCCCCAGGAGATGACTAGGGCCCATCTGTACTACGTGCCTGACGTCTGCCAGAAGGCCGGCGAGCTGGCGAACCTCATGGTGGAAGAGCTGGACCGTCAGGTGGTCATCCTCATCAAGGAGCTGGAGCAGTTCCAGTGGGTCCTCCCCTACCTTCGGCACCAGGCCTTTTTCGCCCACGGCGGCGTCACCAAGGACAACAAGAAGTACGTTCCTGAGGCCTATTGGGAGTCAGATCCGCAGGCTCTCGTGAAGGACTTCAACGCCGGCAAGATCAAGGTCCTGGTAGGAACCAGCTGCATCACCACGGGTACAGACCTCCAGAGCGTGGGGGCAATCATCTTTCTGTGTGGAGGCAAGTCCGAGATTCAGGTACGCCAAGCCGTGGGCCGCGGGACCAGGAAGGTCCCCGGGAAGGATGACTGCTGGATCGTGGACTTCGATGTCAAAAATGTTGACGATGTCCATCGCCATGCCTTGGAACGTGCTGAGATCTACCGCAACATTTACCCTGACTTTGAAGAGGTAAGCCTGTGACAACCGTGATGACTTACGACTCCGAGGCTGCACATGTCCCGTAGACCCATCGATGACCATCAGCACTTCCGGGTCTTCGCCCAGAACCTGGAGAAGGCCATCGCGGCCTATGGGGACATCCCCCAGGATCAGCTCCTGGTCCGCCAGCGCCAGCAGGTCGAGAACCTGGTTGCCTTGGAGAAGGAATTCCGGCGTACCCTCATCAGACACCCCTGGGGGCCGAGCGTCTACCGGGACTTCATCAAGATGATTTGTGACGGGAAGAAGAACATCTTGTCCGCGAGACCCTACTTTCGAGAGCGGCAGTCGGTCTTTACGTCGAAAATCTCTCGGGTTTTGAAGCGCCGTGCCGAGAAGGGGCTGTTCCGGTTTCATTTCAACTTCAACTTTATTCGGTTCGTGCTCGGCGCCAGAAACTGGACCGGTAATCGCATCGGGTCCCGCATCGTCTTCCTGGCGAAGCAGATCCACCAGGCCCGTACCGAGCTGGTGGAGATGAATCTGCCCCTGGCTATCAGTCGGGCCCGTATCTTCTGGTCCAGGACCCCCAAGGCGCAGTTGAGCTACATGGACCTGGTTCAGATCACCGCCGAGGGCCTGATGTCCGGGGTCGACAAATTCGTGCTCCCGTATACGCCGGCTTTCCGGGCCGTGCTCATCGGTCGCATGCTGGGGAACTTGATCGAGTCCTACAGTGACACCCTGGTTCACTTCTTCCCCGGGGACAAGCGGAAGATTTATCGGGCCAATAAGGCTGTCGCCAGGTACGGGGGCGACTACGAGCGTATTGCCTTTGCCGTTAATAGAGACGCAGAAGCAGCCCATAGAACCACGCCCACAGAGATCGCCAGTCTCTTGGCGGCAGCCTCCACGGTCAGTGCCGATGTCCCCCTGGGGACGGAGGAGGAGCGCCAGGAGGTCACCGTCCTGGACAGCTTCCAGGCCAGGGAGGACAGCCAGCCTGACGTTCAGTTTGAACACCGGGAGGCTATGGATAGCTTGGCCTCGGCGGTGGTCCAGCTGCCTCTCGTGGACCGGAAGCTGTTGCGCCTGAAGGGTGTTGCTCTTTAAATAGTCGAAGCCGCCCTTCACCGAGGGACTTAGCGTTATATAGTAGTGGAGGAAGAACGTCAATGACCTACCGGTACATGCTTTCCCCCGAGGTTCCTCGGCCTCGGTTCCTGGTTCCGAACAAGAAGGTGGCCGCTGAGCCTTTCCCCGCCGCCGGGCAGCAGGCGAGGGTTGTCAAGGGAGTGGTTCAGCCCATGAACCAGTCTGTTTTGGTGCCCCTCAAGGTCGTGTTCCAGAGCGGGGAATTTGCCCCCGGTTGGACGGTCTATGTCCGCACCAAGCTCCGTGACAGTAGCCTCATTGGCAAGGAGGTCTTCGAGGCCGGCGGCCAGCCCTTCATTCTCGTCCCCGAGGAAGAGGTTGTTCTCGTCGACACCCAGGCCGAAAGCGCCGACAGCCAGGCGACGCCCCCGGGGGCCTGAGTATGCTGAGCCGGCCCGACAACAACAAGATTCTTCTGGTGGGGGACCTTCACCCGGTCCCCGAGGAGCTGAAGGACTGTTCAGCTCTCATCGACCGCATCCTGGGCATCTGCCGCAGCGAAGAGGTCTTTGAGGTCTGGTTCTCGGGCGATCAGCACCACACCAACAACGTGGTTCGTCTTGAGGTCATCAACTGGTGGATGGCCACAATCAAAGCCTTCCGGGATCAAGGCATTCGCCTTGTCTTCATTCCCGGCAACCACGACCAGGAGTTTCCGGGCTCCGACCTGAACGCCATGATCATCTACCGGGACATGCAGGGTGTCCTCGTGGCGGACAAGCCGACCCTACACCGCGGCGTTCTTCTGCTGCCCTACTACCACGAGGAGAGCAGCTTTCAGGCTGCCTGTCAGGCGTACCCTGAGGCCTCCACCGTGTTCTGCCACCAGACTTTTAACGGCAGCACCTACGAGAACGGGTTCCTTGCTAAGGATGGGTTCTCTGTGGACCGGATTCCACAGCGCCTGGTCATCAGCGGCCATATCCATACTCCCCAGGAGTGGGGCAAGGTCTGGTATATCGGGGCTCCGCGGTGGCGGACTCTCTCCGACGCCAACGTGGAGCGGAGTGTCTGGCTCTTGGAGCTGGGCGTGGAGCTGGGCGTGGAGCCTGGGGAGCCTGGGGAGACGGTGGTGAAGAATCGGATCCCATTCGACACCGGGGCCGTGTGTCGGCAGATCCGGGCCCTGGAAGACACCCCAGACAAGCCCGTGGAGCTGCCTCTGGAGGCCCGCCATCAGTGGCATGTCACCGTCCGGGGGCCCCTGGACTGGTGCAATCGCCGGAAGGTTGAGCTTCAGGCAGCCGGCGCCCGAGTCCGCACCCTGCCCGACCAGGTGAGCACTGTCGGCCGGGTTCGTGAGAGCCAGGGCATCGACGTCGCATTCAGGGAGTATCAGAAGGTCTTCGTGGCCCCGCTCGGCACCCCCGCCGACGTGCTTCAGGGGCTCGTGGGAAAGAGGCTGTGATGAGAGAATCGCCGGAATCCATCCCCATCAGTGCGGACCAGAACCTCAAGCCCGGTGAGTGTCTGGCGGTCGTGAAGTTTCCGCTCCTCAACGGGCTCACCCAGGAGATGGTCGAAGAGCTATGGGCGGGTTTTCTTCTGGTGACCCTCGATGACCTCGCCTGCGGCGTCGACCTTCAGGAGCTGCGGCTCTCGCCCCAGGACATGAGCGACTACGCCAAGCGGGCTATCGCCAGGGGTGTTTACAGGATCGACGAGGACGGCTCCGTGACGAAGGATGAGCCCAGTGGACAGCAGTGACGTCGCCTCGCTGTCTCAGCTGGAGCAGCTCAAGCTCCTCAAGTTCCAGACCCAGATGACCGGCGGTCTCCACGAGGCCCAGGTCCTACAGCTGAAGATCTGGCCCAGGCTCATCTTCCCGGAAGCCACCGGCTCCAGCTTTACCTGGGATCCCGAGGGAAAGACCCTCGGCTTCACCCTTAATCTTCCTCCTAAGCTCCGGAAACCACGGAAGTACTGGGAGCAGGGCGTGGAGATCCTCCAGTCCTGGGTTCACGAACTTCTGGGTGGAGAGTGGGTCATCGGCATCCAAGCTGGGAAGAAGACGTACTGTGGCGGCTATCGAATCGACACCGAGTGAACTGGCTCTGTCTCAGCTCACCGACCGGGAGCTGAATGCCTACCGAGCCTACGCAGGCCTGGGTCAGCCCCCCATGGCGCCCAGTACGCAAGCCCGGTACTACGACCTGTTCCTCCAGGGCGTCAGCTGTGGAGAGATGGTCCGCCAGTTCCCGAACAGCTTCAGCCTCGGCGCCGTCGTCAGGGCCCGCATCGAGAACAACTGGGACCTGCTTCGGGAAGAGTATCGGTTGAACCTCTACAAGAAAGTCCAGGACCGTCTGGAGCAGGTGACCATGGAGTCTGTGGAGCGGGTTGCCAACGAGATCGCGGTCGCCAACAAGGTGGCGAACGACAAGCTCCTGGGTTACCTGCGGACTGGTGACGAGTCTGGGCTTCCGGAGACCGTAGGTTCCGCGCACCATCTCCGCACCCTGGTTGGTCTCCTGAAGCAGTTGACCTGTAAGGAGGCAGCGACCATTCAGCACAACCACCGCGTGGAGGTCGCCGACAGTGATGCCGGTGACGAGATCGAGGGCGAGGTCCTCCCCACCCTGGAGCGGAACAAGCCCCTGTCGGCCACTGCCGCGGCCTCGGCACTGGCTGTCATCCACAGGAATCGTGGGGGTAGGTAATGAAGCCCGAGGAAGACCTCCTTCGCCGAGCCCTTTTTGTCCCCTGTGACACGAAGGAGGACCTGCATCGGTGGATCTGCGTCTACCTGGGGCTCAATCTCCCGGACACCGTCGTCGATCCGGAATCGAACAGCAGTCCCATGGACCTCATCTGGGAGGTCTATAACCAGGCTCGGAGAAACGACGACCCCGACTTCTCTCGTGTCATGGCCTACGCGGCCCGGGACAGTTTCAAGACCCTTGGCGCCGCCATCCTGGAAGTCCTCGCTATCTTCCATCTGAGGCGCGACGTCGCCCACATGGCGGCTGTGAAGTCCCAGGCTAAGAAGGCCCAGTCCTACGTGAAGCGCTTTTTCCGGTTGCCCTACCTTCGGGACTTCGTGACCACGAAGAACACCGAGCAGACGGACCTGGTCTGGTACAGTAACGAGTCCACCGGCGACTACATCAGCAAGGCCCAATTTCAGGCCCTACCGCCTGGCGAGCAGCTCAAGTACGATGAGCACGAGCACTACATCAAGATCGTCATCTGCACCCTCCAAGGGGCCAACTGTGTTTCTCCGACTACGCTCGTGACCAGAGGGGACGGGACTACTGCTCAGGCTATCGATCTCAAAAAAGGAGATGGGATCAAGTCTTTTAACCTGAAGACCAGGCAGTGGGAAGTAACCTGTGTTGCTGGTATTGGGTTTGTCAGCAAGCAGGGGGTCAGGCTTGCCTTCAAAGGTGGCGGTAGTGTGGTAGTTTCAGACGACCACCCTGTCATGACTACGAAGGGCTGGGTGAGGGCCTGGGCCCTGAAAAAGTACTATAGGTTCTTCAACCCAAGCTACCCTGGCGCCAAGGCTGTGGAGGCCGTTGAATCAACGGAGCTTGTGCCGTCTTGCCTCCCCATTGTCGATCCCTGGATGGTCATTCGTGGTTCTCTCCTTGGCGACGCGAGCCTCACCTGGCCATCCGGGAAAAACGGACGATATGGCTGTGGTCCGCGTCTGCGTTTTGGTCATTCCAAGGCCCAATATGAGTACTTGGGTCAGAAGTCCACAGCCCTGAAGAAACTCGGGATCGATTTCTCTGCCATTGTTGAAAATCCACGTCATGAGCGGATCGAGAAGTCTGAGTTTACGATCTATCAGACGAAGGTCGAGCCCAGGCTAGCCGAGATTTACGACCAGCTTATGGTCGATGGCAAAAAGACTGTCACCAGAGACTATCTGAACACTCTAAACGAAGAAGCCGTCGCCTACTGGTTCATGGACGATGGCCAAGGGAATGGATTGGATGTCGGTGCCAGAAAGGATCAAACTTACGGGTTGGCCACTTGTGGATTTTCTTTGAGGGAGAACGAGCTGATTGTCGAATGGTTCAAGGACCGGTGGGGGTTGGATGCAAGCGTTGGGACGGTCACGAATTCGACCGGTGTGATTTACCCGATCATCCGTTTCACACTCGAAGCATCACGGAAATTGACGGGGATGATTCAGAAGTTCGTGGCGGCGTCCATGCGGTACAAACTTGTTGCGCCAAGTGGATACACGATGGGGCGGTGCATTGAGTGCGGTGCGGACTCAAAGCTCATCAAGGGGAATGGCTTTACTCGATGCCCGCTGCATCCCTATAGAAGCGCAGATCGAGCTTACCGCAAGGGGCAGAAGAAATTTTCCTCTTCGTTTTCCAATGAACTTGAGTCGATTGAGTTTCTCGGCGAGCGTACCTTCGTCGATGTGTCTATCGATACGGACAAAGAAGAGTTGAGGAACTTCATCGCTAACTCCTTGGTTTTGTTGCACAATTCTGACCACGTCAGCTTCTTCGTCGTGGACGAAGTAGACGTCGTTCCCAAGCAGAATCAGGCTGCCTATGAAGAGGCGAAGGCGATTCCTGCCCAGTTCGAAGACAAGCAGCCCGTCACCCTGCTCATCAGCACCCGGAAGTTCGCCTTCGGCAACGTGCAACGTGAACTGGACAGCGCCGACAAGACCGGCCTTCTGTCCAGGCACTGGAACATCATTGATGTCACGGAGACGTGCCCGCCCAAGAGACACCTCCCGGACGAGCCTAAGATCCCCATCTATATGAGCCGGGGAAGGCTCCTGGCTATCGGTGAGGAGCAGTATCAACAGCTGATGCCTGACGAGCAGCAGCACTACGTCAAGGAAGAGGGTTATACCGGTTGTCTGAAGAATTGCAAGGTCTTCTCCCTTTGTCGGGGCAACCTGGCCACCAGGCAGAAGGAGCACCCCAGGGATGAGAAGGGGAGGTACATCGAACAGCCGCGCCCTCTCTTGAAGACCATCGCTTTTACGACCAAGAAGGCCAGAGAGCTGGTCCTCGACATGGCTAAGGCCCAGCTGATGTGCTGGAAGGCCAGCCAGGAGGGCCTCATCTACCCGATGCTGGACCGGAGCCGGCACCTGCTGACGCCGGCCCAGGTAGCCAGGAAGATCACCGGCGAGGAGTACCAGGATAGCTTCGGCTTCCAGGACCTCCTGGCTCTCATCCGGTCCAGGAGCAACGACCCAGGCGGCTGCTCGGGGCGCTGGATTGCCGGCGTAGACTTCGGCTTCACGCACATGTTCTCCGTGGTCCTGATCTTCGTGGACGACCAGAACGCCTACGTGATGGGCCGTTGGAACCGGGGCGAGCTAGACCCCGCGGAGAAGATCGACCTCCTGGACCGAACCATCAAGGAGTTTGACCCCACCATTTACGCTGACCCCGAGCAGCCCGACATGATCAAATTCATGAAGAAGTTCGGGTACCGGTGTCAGACCTGGAAGAAGGGTCCAGGCTCTGTGTTGGGCGGCATCGAGACCGTTCGCTGGAAGATGAACCCCACCCTGGGTGGCGACCCCCAGCTCTATTGGGTTGCAGGGGGCCCTGACGTGGAAGCCAACTTCCGGGTCTTGAGTCTATATCACTGGGCTCTGGGACAGGACGGCAAGCCCACGGACGAGCCCGATGAGGTGGTGGTTCGGACGGATGATGGCGATATCATCGGGGATGACGAATGTGATGCCATCAGATATTCGATTATGAACGCCTTTAAGGCTCGCACTCAGGGGTTGATCGTCAGTGACGACGACCTTGTCCGGGTTCCCGGCCCCAGGGCTGTGGAGACCGCGCAGCAGGGCGCCAGGACCCTTAACGAGACCTGGGCTAAGCAGATGCTGGAACACGCCATGGGCGGGCAGCAGGACCCCCTGGAGCAGTCCCAGGAGGAAGCTCCCCAGAGGAAGGGTCGGAAAGGCTCTTTCGTCTTCGACCTGTAGTGAGGCAATCTTGAAGCCATGAACGCGACCCTGAACCTTTACAACCTCTGCCTCGCCTTCGGAGATGCCGCGAATAGCAGCAATCCGGCCCTGAAGTACGTGGATTGGAACCGTAACCAGCAGGGCCTGGCGGTCTCGAATCCCCTTAGTCGGGGGTATACGATTCCCGCCGGTCAAGAAGTCACCATCCTGGATGGGAGCCGGGCCCTGGACTTGGATGGGACCACGGAATTGGATCTCGCCCTCAGCCCCCTGAATCCGAGCCGATATCGGATGACCTACAGCGGGGGTACTGACCCAGGGTTTCGGGTGGACCGTGGTGTCGATACCACGGGCATCGAACTGACTCTGGTCGCGTCCGTTAACGGGGTCCTCCAAGTGACCGCCGGCACCGGGACCCCGTTCTCGGCGGTTCAGGTCGGTGACCATGTCTTCGTTCCGGGTACTAGTACCGGTGATGCGGCCGGCCCCTTTACTGCCACCAACGAGGGCCTCTGGTCGGTCCTGGCGGCTAGTTCGACGGTCTTGCAGCTTGTCCGCCCTACTGGGGTCGACTTCGATGGTGCCTCCGAGTCCGTGACGCCCGCGGCCTCCGGGGACCTTTTGGTCTACAGCTCGGCCGGCGTCCAGGAAGACGATGAGATGGATGTCAGTGCCGGCTTTGCGTCCACGGCTCAGAAGACCTACAACCTCGTTGCCGTCACCAGCAAGTGGGTGGAGTTCGTCTCCACGTCCCCGTTGGCCGAGGAAAGCGGTATCGTCCCGGGCGTCGCCGGGCTCAGCATCTACACGGACGTCAAGCGCCTCCTGTACATGGAGGCCGATCAGGAGTGTGTGGTCCGCATCAACGGGGATACTAGCTCCAGGAATCGTCTGGAACCCTGGGAAGCTGGGAATCGTGAGCAGGTCGCGGCCTTCCAGAAGGTGGGTCCCGTCTGGAGTCTGTCGGTCCTGAATCGGAGCCAGCAGAACCTCAATTTGCTCGTGGTCACTGCGGAGTAAAAGATGGCGCCCCCGAAGAAAAGCCAGGTGACCCGTGAGCCCTCTCTTCTAGAGAAGGCTCTCCAGGGTGTTGTCAAGACCAAGGCCTCTGACGACCGAAGGAAGCAGCAGTCGCGCAGCATGGACGTGGTCTTCACGGACCCCCTGGACTCCGGCGGCCAGGTCGTCGAAAACTCGCTGAGCAAGAGCTTGGTCAACATCCTTGATGGTGGCGGCAAGAATATTGAGCGCCTCGCCTTCGAGATCGACCCGGCAGCCAACAACCAGTACAGCGGCTTGTACATGGCGAAGCTCCGGCTTACCCCGGATAGCATCCTCAAGCGGGTCGCCATCCAGAACGACCTGGTAGCTGCTATCCATCAGGCCCGCGGCAGCCACGTCGGCGTCTTCGGGCGCCGCCGCCCGGATCGCTTCAGTTTCGGCTTTGTTGTTGAGCCGCGTCCCGGTGTCATGGACAATGCCACCCCAGAGCAGCAGGAGGACCTCCAGAACCGCATCGATAAGATGTGCGACAAGCTAATCACCTGCGGTGAGACCCGGGGCTGGGGTGACAACGACCGGATGTCGTTCACCCAGTACCTATACATGTCCACCCGTGACGCCCTGACCTTCGGGCGTATCGCCACGGAAATCGTCCAAATCCAGGACCAGGCTGGCAATAGTAAGCCGCACAGCTTCCGGCCCATCGACGCTGGCACCGTCTATCGGGCGGCGCCGCAGAAGACCGCGGCTCAGGCGGTTCGTGACCAGGCCCGGGGTCTCATCGAGCAGATCAAGAACAAGAAGCTTATCCCTGAGAGGTTCGAGAAGGACGAGTACGCTTGGGTGCAGGTGGTGGAGGGTCGGCCCGTGCAGGCCTTTACGGCCCAGGAATGCGTGGTTCACAACTTCTACCCGGTGACGAATGTCGAGCTGTCGGGCTACCCCCTGACTCCCATCGACACCATTCTGTCCGCGGTCCTCACGCATATCAACATCACGACCCACAACAAGATGTACTTCCAGTCAGGTCGGGCCAGCCGTGGCATGCTGGTCATCCAGTCGGACGACATCGATGAGACGGTCGTCTCTCGCATCAGGCAGCAGTTCAACGCCAGTATCAACAGTGTGAACAACGCCTGGCGCATGCCCGTCTTTGGTGTTGGCCAGGATGCCCAGGTCACCTACCAGTCCATCGACCAGGGGCAGCGTGATGCCGAGTTCCAGTACCTGAGTGACAGCAACGCCAGGACTATCCTCAGCGCCTACCAGATGAGCCCCGACGAACTGCCCGGGTACTCGCATCTCAGCCGCGGCACCAACAGCCAGGCCCTGTCGGAGTGTTTTGACAGGGGGTCTTGTCTCTGGACCGACAAGGGCTTTTCCACTGCGACCGAGCTGCTCGACGGCAGGAAAGAGGTTCCCGTCCGGGTGTGGACCGGTCGGGAATTTGCTCCGGCCCGACTTTTCGAGACTGGTGAGAAGCAGTTGGTCGAAACCCGAGCCGGGGGCCAGTGCCTGAAGACTTCCCCGGACCACAGATTTCGGGTCTTGACCGAGGACGGTGAACTGGTCTGGCGACGTCAGGAGCAGTTGGCCCTTGGGGACCTGCTGGTGGTCAACGCCCTCCCGGTAGCCGGCGACAAGGCCCTGATTCCCGACTTTGAGGGGAGGGAACTGACCCCCGAACTGATGGAGGTCCTGGGCTGGCTGACCGGTGATGGGACACTGGTTTCGGCCAGGCCCGGAATTCACGGCGGCGCCATGAAGCTCTTCTATCATCAAGCCAAGGAACGGGATATCTGGGAAGAGCACAATCGGGTTCTTTGCGATTTCGGATTTAGCGTCAAGCACCACGAGCGGTTGGTGTCCGAGCAAGAGGAACAGGCCCTGAAGGAACGGTACGGCTTCAAGTCCATCGCTTCTTCTCGAATCACCAATATCGTTTACAATTCCAAATTCAATTCGTTTCTGGCGGGGCTTGGGTTTTCTCATTCGTCGGAGGGTAAGACTATTCCGCCGGTGTTCAATGTCTTGCCGTTGGAGTATAGGCGCGCGTTCCTTCGGGGCTTGTTCTCGGCCGATGGCCATGCCACCAAGACCGGGGCAGTCGTTCTGACGATTCAGGACGATCGAACCCGCGAGCAGGTCCGACAGATGCTCTTGGGACTTGGGATCCGGACGCTGGGTTGCGAGGGCATCGTCCGGGGGGAAAACACCTTGGGTGGCGACATCCAGAAGCAGCTGTTCATCAAAGACAAGAACAGCTTCTGGGGGCAGATCGGTTTTCTTCAGGCCCACAAACAGGCCCGGCGTCGGGACCAGAAGTGGAGCCTCGGCGAGGTTCCGGCTGGCCTTGCGGCAAAGCTCTCGAATCTCGTCAGGGCTTCGGCCGCATATTCTACCTGGAGCAAAGGTGTTCGTGACCATCTGACGGCGATTTCCTCCGGGAAGCCCAAGGTAAGCTTTAACAGGCTCCGGCGGGCGATGGAAGACGCGGGCGTTCCGCTCCCCACCTGGATGACTGACTACCACCTGGAGCCCGTAACCGATTTGGTGGTCCATCAAACTCGGGTCCCGATGGTTGACGTGGAGGTCTTCGACTCCCAGCATGCACAAATTCTTCAGGGATTTCAAGTACATAACAGCAACAACGAATATAAGCTTCAAGCAGCCCGCGACGTCGGCCTGAAGCCTCTCATCAAGCAGTGGGAAGATTTCATCAACGCCCACATCCTGCCCATCATTGACCCCACGCTGGCCAAGCTGGTGGTGATTGAGTTCCGGGGTCTGGACGCGGAGACCGCGGAGAAGGAGTCTATTCGGATCCAGCAGGACGCCCCGGTCCACATGACCTACGATGAGATCCTCGACAAGGTCGAAAAGGACCCCATCGGCAAGGAGTGGGGCGGCGAGTTCTCGCTCAATCCCCAGTTCCAGCAGATTTTGGACAATCACACGGGCCTCACCGTTGGTGAGATCGCGGCCCACTTTCTGGGTCGGAAGGACCTCAAGGACCGGCCGGACCTGCAATACGTCCGAGATCCGTTGTGGTTCCAGTTCCAGAACCTTCTGCTCCAGCAGCAACAGATGCAGGCGCAGGCTCAGCAGCCGCAGCAGCCGCCAGGCGGTCAAGACGAGAACGGTCAGCCTACCAGTAAGACTGAGGACAGTGACCTCACCAGAAGCATCAACCAGGCCCTGGGTCTGTTGACGAAGTCCGAGGCGCAGTTGCCGGCCTCCAAGCGTCGCCTCCTGGCTCAGCACCGTGCCACGGTCGACAACTTCATTCGCGGCTGGGAAGAGGACATCGCGGAGGCCACGAAGGCTATCATACGGGTCGCCAAGACCAAGGCCCCTAAGGGCAAGTAGTCGGTTACGGTCGTGGCGTTATAGGAAGACATGAGTCGAGGCCCATCGCCGATCTCCCTGTCTGGAGTAGATTCCGAACTTAGGACCCACGGCTATCGGCTGGTGTCCTCTAACGGATATCTCTCGACAAAGGACCGTGTCGAAGTCCAGTGCCCGGTCGGCCACACCCCCTACAAGGTGACCGTAAATCACTTCCGAGCCGGGCGCCGTTGCCGCCAGTGTAGGAATATCCAACCCGGCGAACTCCAGGCTCTCCTGCGGCCCGGATATCGGTTCGTCTCGAACCCGGACAAACCCCTTAGGGGCGTCGACCGAGTCCAGGTCAGTTGTGGTACCCATCCGTATTATGAGGTAAGTGTCAAGAACCTTGGGAAGGGGCGTGGCTGTCCTCATTGTGCGAGAGCGGCCAGGGGTGACTACCGCAGACTGACAGCTGAGGACATTAGGACTAGTGTGGAGGGTGCGGGCTATGAGGTTCTTGACGGGCTAGCTAATTATCGTGAAGCCCACGATAAGATTCAGGTATCTTGTCCCGAGCCCGGTCATCGGCCATATTCAGTCACCGTGAATGGCTTCAGGTCCGGAGGCCGTTGCCCGAGCTGTAGCTGCAATTCTGCCTCTAGGGGAGAACTTGAGGTCCTGGAGTTTGTAAGGGGTCTTGGCTTTGCGGCCGGTCCGGACAGGCAGATTCTCGGCAACAGACACGAAATCGATATTCTTGTGGCCTCCAGGTCTGTGGCGATTGAATTCGACGGCCTCTATTGGCACAGTGAGGTTCGCCGGCCGGACCGGAATTACCATCTGAGGAAGCGAGAGGCCGCGGAAGGGAAGGGGTTACGGCTCCTCCAGTTTTTTGAGGATGAGTGGCGACAAAAGCCCGCCGTCGTCCAGTCGTTGATCGCCCAGGCCTTAGGGGTTCCTATCGGCAAGAAGGCCATGGCCAGAAAGTGCAGTCTGAAGGAGATTGACGTAGTCACGAGGCGGAAGTTCCTGGATCTGAATCATCTCCAGGGAGATACCCGGGCCAGCGTTTGCTGGGGGCTATATCTCGGCGGCGATCTGCTTCAGGTCCTCTCGCTGAGGGTTGCCGGTTATCTGGGCGGGACCCCGAGGTGGGAGATAGCCAGGGTTGCGACCCGGCTAGGCCACTTGGTGGTCGGGGGGCTCTCTCGATTGGTCTCCAGAGCCAAGACTTGGCTCCGAGAGAAGGGTGTGGATAGGCTCTGGACCTTTGCAGACCGACGATACAGTACCGGGAGGAGCTACGTGGCTGCTGGATTTGAGTTCCTAGGCAGTACCCCGCCGGGATACTGGTACACGGACTTTCACATCCGACGGCATCGTTTCGGGCTCAGGAAGACCCCGGACTGCCCGGTCGGTCTGACCGAGGTTCAGTGGAGACGGAGCCAAGGATGGCACCGAATCTTTGACGTGGGGCAGCTGTCCTTTTGCCTCTCCTGGAAGAATTAGACCATGGTCGACCACCTGCTCAGTCTGGCAGCTATCAAAATCATCGAAGCCGAGGTCGCCAAGCTCTTCGACCGTGCCCGGGTCCGGTTCCTGGGTCCGCAGGTGCTCCCGAAGCGTATTCACATTGTGCATTCGATGGTGCACACCCTGCCTGGCCTCTTCATCAGCGCCAGCCGGGAAGAGGGCGCCGTTCCTGACCAGGACATTCTCCGGAGGCTCATCCACAATGCTGGCAACTACATGGATGCTTACGAGGCGAAGGCCAAGGCTGAAGTTGTCAGGCGAGTCCAGGCCTTCCTCCAGGAAGCTGAGTTTCGGGGCGTTACCACCGACCTCCCCACCGTTCTCGGGGGTCAGCTTGCCGAAGTCTGGGGCAAGACGACCCGGGACATCCGGCGTCTCGTCGACACTGAAGCCACGGTCGCCCGCAACATGGGAGCCCTCGATGGCATCATCGCGGTCAATACGGCCGAGGGTGTTGAGGATCCACTGGTCTACTGGGTCGTTGTACGCGACGAGCATCTATGTGCCGAATGCCATCGACTCCACCTCCTTGACGACGGGACGACTCCACGAGTCTACCATCTCAGTGAGGTGGGCCACGGTTACCACAAACGAGGCCAACCTGACCCGAAGGTCGGGGGACTGCACCCGAACTGTAGGTGTTTATACGACAGGAACGCGCCCGTCATCACCGAATCTGGGACAAAGCCACTACATGAAGTGAAAGTCGGAGACCGTGTCCTCACACATACGGGAAAATTCAAATCCGTGCTGTCGACATTCAGCGAAGAGGGCAAGGTCCCGGCACCGGACGACGTCCTGTACCGGGTCGAGTTTACTTCTCCGCAAGGGACGACCCACAGCCTCCGGATGACTGCCGACCACCTGATGTCGACGGGTCGGGGATGGGTCAGGGCGGACGGCCTGCGCCCAGGTGAAGATACGCTCCAATATCTGTTCAAGGACTGTGAGGCATGCGGACATCCGTTTCCGCACAACATCAAGAAGCCCGGTACGCGATTTTGTTCGGCCCCTTGCGTAGGTGTAGGCAAGGTCGGGAAACCAGGCCCCACCCTGGGGCGCAAGCAGCCACAAGAAGAAAGGGAGCGCCGCCGAGTAGGTCTGAATAGCTCCGGCGGGTACTCTTTCCGGCCTGTCACCATCGACCGGGTCGTCTGCGTCCCCAGGGCGAAGATGTCAAAGGGGGCACGCCTCTACGACATTACCGTCGAGGACGATGAGTCGTTCGTGGTGTCCGGTGTGGTGTCGCACAACTGCACTATGGTGACGCTGTTGCCTGGCTATGGCTTCAACACCGACGGTACGGTCACCTTCCGGGACCTGGAGCACGACGAGTTTCGGGCTCAGCGGGGCCACTAGCCCCGGCGCGGTGCTTTTCATACTCTGCCCGGGTACCCTTGTGGCGCTCTTCGGCCTCGTCGGCGAGGGTCCGGTACAGATGGGCTCTTTCATCGTTTCTGTCCGCGAAGGCATCCCCGGCCTTCTTCTTGAGCCATTTCTGAATCTGTTCCCAGCCGACACTGATGCCCAGGAGGTAGTGCTCCGTCATTGAGTCGTCGAAGCACGACTCACAGTTGGAGTTTCCTCTGCGGTCCTGTCGGAGGCCATGAGGACACTTCCTGTCTACAAGGATCGGCAGCCCGTCCAGGTCCAGGTTCTGTTTGTGGATTCCCATGTTATCGGTTCTCCAGGTAGTACTTCGTCGGCAGGTCGAAGTCCGGGGCTTTGCTGTGAAGGACGGTCACCTCATCCCCGGCCGAGATGGCCGCGAAGTCCGAGCTGTCGTCGACCACGTAGCCACCGGCCGGCAGCTGGATCCAGCCACCTACCAGGTAGGGCTCGTCCGCGCGGGGCGTGAAGCAGTTGCCGTGCTCCCGCTTGATGGGCACGTACTCGTGGTCCTCGTCGGTGCAGCCGTGTCCCATGAGCTTGATGGGCCCACAGCTGCATCCCGGGGAATGTGAGCAGAAGCAGAACAGGCACTCCCCCTCGCAGCGGCTGATGTGCCGTTCCCAGCCGACGTCGATCGCGGTCCGGAGGACCTCGTCCCAGAAGGTTTTGTTGAGCAGGCAGGCGTCGACGGTCTTCATGATATGGTCTCGACTTCCGGGGTATCAGCGGCGTTGTGGGTAGTCATGGTGTCTTTCTGGCGATGATGTTGGGTCCCGGCTTTTGGCGTCGTCAAATACACGGAGCCTCAACCACCTCCACCAGCCACCGGCGGTACTTCTCCTTGGCTTCCTCGAAGGTAGATAAGAGGGCGGTGGTGGTCTTGGTCTTCATACGGTGTCATCTCCTTGGGTACTGCTGCGGCTCCCACCAGCGGGTTCGTTGGTTGACCTACCTGCTGGTGGGAGCCTGTCCCCTTGCCTGTGTGCTACTAGGCGCCGGTGGCGGGCTTGATACCGCCGACGTCTGTCAATCTAGAAGTCCGTGTCTGATAGTCTTGGTCGTGAGCTTCATAGGTATCCTTCTACAGGACTCCGGGGCCCTTGTCAAGCCCTTCACATTTCCCAGGTGGTCACCTCGCCGGGCTGCTCGCCTGCATCCAGGGCGGCCTTGATCTCAGCCATACTGTTGGCCTTCGTGAAGCGGTGGCCGATTTTGGCCTCCACCTCAACGTACTTGGCCAGCAGCTCGGGGTTGTGCTTGCCGGCCAGCATCAGGGCAGCGCGGCTGCTGAACACGCAGAACACACAGGACAGGCGGGGCATGCCCAGGTCGTAGGCGGGGTGGTGGGGCACGCCCGAGGCCTTGATGGTGGCCCAAACCTGGTCCTGGGTCCAGCTGTGGATAGGCAGCCAGTTGTCGACGGTGCGGCGACCGCTGGTAGCCCGCTTGTTGGCCTCGAAGGCGACCTTCTTGCCACGGGCCGGGCTCTCCGCCGCGCGCAGGCCCATGCAGTTCAGGATGCGGCAGGGGCCCTGGGTGGCCTCAGCGCGCTCGCCGGCCAGCTTGGTCATCAGCTTGGCAACCTGGTCGCGCTTCTGGTCGCTGGTGCAGTAGCGGTTCTTGTTGTCCGGGAACATGCCCCGGGCCTCGATTTGGTCCAGAAGGTCGCCCTTCTCGCGGCGCACCACCTCGAAGCGGACATCGTAGGCCGCAGCCTGCTTGGCGGCCAGCTCGCGGGTGCCCTGCCACTCGACGCGGCCCAGGTCGGCGTGGACGACGGTCACCCGCTCCAGGACGCCGGCCTCGCGGGCCAGGCCGACCACGTAGTCCAGCATCGCCTGGCTGTCCTTGCCGGCGCTGCTGTTCACCAGGATGACGTCGTAGCTGGTAAGGTCGATCGCGTTCATGGGTGCAGTTATACCGGGAACCTCTCGGTAGGTCAAGCGCCCACAGCATGAAAGAAACTACTGCTTGATGAAGAACTCCAGGGTACCGCTATTGTATCTCTCCGCGGCCAGCTGCTGGTCCATGTCGAAGCCCCAGTCTCTCAGGTCAAGTAGCTGGCCGTCGATCTCCGCGGTCCCGTCTGCCATCAGCTTGACCCCGTCGACCTCGCAGGTCACTGCCGCCAGGGCCAGGCTATGAGGGTTGATGCGGAGGAGCTGGTCCCGGTTCAGGGGGTCGGCGTCTGGCTGGTGCCCGGACTCAGCCAAGAGGTAGTTGAGCGCACCCGCGTAGTCCGTGGCGACGCTCAGGGCCCTGGTCTCCCATTTGGTGCGCTTGCGGTCCTGCTTCGCCTTCTCCTTTGCCAGCTTCTTGCGCGGGCTTACTGACATGGGACCTCCAGGATGCTCTTGGTCTCGTTGTAGACGGCCACCAAGGCCTTGATAGCCACTACAGCGCCAAGGCTCTTCTGGCCGTCGCTACAGGCCTCGTTCACGGCCTTGATGGCTTGGCTGAGACGGCGTTGGGCTTCGCGGCAGTTCATGACTCCATCTCCGGCGGATTGACGTTGAACACCATACCGCAGCCTGTGCAGAGGGCCTGCGGGTCCAGTCGGTCCCCATTGCTGTCGTGAGGGCCCTGGTGGTCGCATTCGGGGCACTCGATGTGCACGGCTCGGCCCTGCTTCGCCGCCATCCAGGCCGACACCCGCTTCGCTGCCGCTGTCGTCTGCTTGATGTTCGTGTTCATGACATCGACCTCCTCTCGGCGATGCAGCGGTTGATCTCCCGGACTTCAGCGGCCTTGGAGCGCTTCCGGGCCATGGCGCGCTCGGTTCTCAGGGCGATGCGGTGCGCGACCTCCGCGTCGTCCGTGATCTGGAGCGGACCGCTGGTGCGGGTCTCGGCTACCTCGTACTTGTGCGGGCAACTGCACAGCCTCGACATTTGTTCGCTCAGGGTCATAACCACCTTCTACCAGGGAAGGGGATTCCCTTGTACTCGCACTCGCCCTTGACGTCGATGCCGAAGATGGACTTGGCGCAGTCCCGACCCACCCACATGCTGTAGGTTTGGCCGTTGTCGTCATTGGCCAGGATGCAGACCCAGTTAAAGCAGTTGCTGATTCGGTGACCACAGGCATGACAGTGCTGCGCACTGGCGAAGCGACTGGCATCGTGAACGGTGTTCGCGGGGAAGTCCAGGACCATGACGGCCTCGAACACCGCTTTCCCCTTGGAGTCGGTCGACTCCCTCACTTCGATGTGGTAGGGGCAGGGCCGGATGGTGGCCAGATTGAGATTCAGCCAGGCAGCGCCCAGGGTTGCGGTCACGGTGGGGCTGATGCCCAGGCTCGTGAACACCGGCGCCGGCCTCGTGGCGTCCAGGCGCCGGACGGCCTCCATGACGGGGGTGAAGTCGGCGACGTAGCGGCGGACCTGGGCCATCAGGGGCTTGAGTTTGTCACTTGCGGCCGCATCCATGGCGTCGAGGTCGAGGCCGGCCATCTGAGTGAGGGCCGGGCCGTAGATCATCACGGTAGCCGCGTCCCGGCCCATCCAGGCTACGCGCCGGTACTGCTTGTCGTACTCCGAGGCGCCGGCCGGAGTGCCGAGGCGCTCCATCTCCCGGCGGAGGGGACGGACGGCTTTGGTGGCCACGTTGTGCTTGGTGAGCGCGGACCTGAAGCTCCGGCTCAGACCCGGCTCCCAGTAGCCCTGCTCGACCGACGTCAGGAAGCCCGGCATCAGAGCCTGGAGCTTCTCCGCCGACTTGCCGCTGTACCAGTTGAGGAAGTTCGTGTTCATGGGTAGTCTTCTACAGGACCCCGAAGAACCTGTCAAGTGGAGGAACCGATGTCTGCAAACCCAGCGAAGGCGCTGGCATTTTGTCTCAAGCCTTCTTCACGGCCATGAAGTGGGTGAGCTTGCCGCGGCCGCCCCAGCCTTCAACGATGCCGAAGGTGGGGTCGTAGAAGGTGCCGTTGTGGTAGAGGACCCAGTGCCAGTTTCGGCTGAGGCCGGCCCCGAAGCCGGTCGGCGACTTCTTGGAGCGCCGGTGCCAGTACACGCGACAGATGGCCGTCATAGGCAGGTCCTGGCCCGCCTTCTTGACCTCGGGCTCAACCGTGAAACCGCCGATAGTGGAGATTGCCCCCACGAGGTCGCGCGCCTGGGTGCCCCTCTTTGACTTGGTGATGTCTCGGACTTCCTGCACAGAGACCCCGGTCAACATCGCCACGCAGGTTTCCCCACAGGTGGTCTTGGTCGGCTGCCTGAGAAGTTCGATGTCCATGCCCGGAGTTCTACCATTCTCGGCTTGAGGCTGTCAAGTTCTGCGGAGAAAAAGTACGGCTTAGTCGCTCAAGCTCTTGATTATCCTCCGTAATCGTAGGCCACCAGGGCTCCTTTCCTGGTCACCCCCACCTGGGTGCAGTCGACCCAATCGGTCCACTCGGGAAAGCACTTGCAGATGCGGCGATGCCGGCAAACCCTGGGTTTGACGTACTCCATGGCCAGAATGAAGTCCTTCAGGAGCCGGCATCGAGCCAGGGGGATGTCGGTGTCGTCGGGGTTTTCCCGGCTGCGAGCTTCCGTCTCGTTGTGCTCGACCCCCTGCCAGTTGTGGGGAATTTTCCAGACCAGGTTGCCAAGCCGGTACACGGTGCGACCCCGTCCCTTTCCCAGAAACTTGGCTCCGCGGCTTATGAGCTTTAGTCGGAAGGGGTGGTAGACCCGGTCCCAGAGGTCGTCGAAGGACCGGTCGTCCTCCAGGCAGGTATTCATTTGCTGATCCTGAAGACTTCCTCCACGCGACGGTTCATGCTTCCCTGCTCGGTGTCGTAGAGGTAGCGGTTGTACCGGAAGGCCATGCTGTGCTCCCGGGTGCCGATGACGTAGTCCCCGGGAGGGAGTTGTTCCAGGACTTTGAGGAGGGGCCTCCCCACGAGGTTGGTGTTGTCTGGGAGAATGTCCCAGGTGAAGCCCTCACGACGGAGGGTCGACAGGACGTCCTGGGTGTGGGTTGGTGTCAGGCCCCGGATATCGACCCCGAAGGCCTTCAGGGTGAAGAGCGTGCACCGCATGTTCCCGCTTAGGTGTTCGAGGACCACGGGGCCTCCCTGGGGCCGCAGCCGTTGGAGTGCCTGGTCTGGGACAGCAGCAGCGCTGCCGCCAGAATGGCGGGGTAGCTGTCGTCCTCCAGGAGCTTTACGGGGTCGGGGACGATGTCCGTCTGGTCCAGGCTCTTGTTGACCGCGTCCCAGAAGTCTGTCTCCACGGTATCGAACAGGCCCTCCAGCGACCTCGCCGTCCGGGCGCGCGCCCCGCCGCCGCCAGCGACGCTCGGCCTCCTGGCGGGCAGCAAGCCGGAACAGGTCCCCGGCTTCCGGGCTCGTCTCGTTCAGGGCCTGCACGATGTCGTCGAAGTCTTGGAAGTGCATGGTTGTTTTATACCAGGCCTAGAACCGCTTGTCAACACCGACTTCTTCCCAGACCAGTTCGTCAACTCGGCCGTAGCTTATGGGAGCCAGGGAGGTCCGGGTGACCATCCAAGCTTTGCCGCAGAAGGGGCACCGGCGGTCGTAAATCTGGGTTGGCACGTCGTGCACGGCCTTGAACCGGGCCCGTCCCTTACAGCAAGGGTACTTGGTCTTCAGGGTCGTATAGGTGTTCACTGCGCCTTTCTACAGGATGTAGGTGCCCGTGTCAAGAGGCAATCTTTGCGGCATGTCTACTGGGATGACCATCGACGGAATCTTCGGGTCCGAGGTTATCGACAGTTCGGGAGAGATCCTGGATGTCGATGGCGCAGACATCTCCAGTCTGGAAGCCGGCGACGGCACCTTGAATTGGGAGCACGAAAACGGGGATACGGCCCGGGGCCAGGAGTCTGTGGGTCGCATTATCTCCGTGAAGAAGATCTTCCGGGAGTCCGATTGCGAGAACGCCCGCCAGCGGGAGTTCTGGAAGAAGGTCAAGCACCCCTTCATCTACGGTATCAGCCGGCTCTATGACGGCGCCGGCCACGCAGGCGCGCTGGCCATCGCGGCCCAGATTCGTGACCACCATGCAAACCACGAGCCCATCCTGATTCGGTTCAGTGTCGAGGGTAGCACCTTGGAGCGGGACGGAAATATCCTCAAGCGGACCGCGGTCCGGAAGGTCGCCCTGACCCTGAAGCCTGCCAACAAGACTGCGGCTTCTGGGCTCCTGGAGGACCCCAACGCCCCCAAGGGCTTCGACAAGAAGCCCATCCAGAAGGTTGGGGACGTGCTTGCGGATCTCGCGGAGAAAAATGAACACAGCCTCTTCCGGCGGTTGGGCGGCACCGTGGAGACCGAGTACCAGGACTTCGGCGAGAAGGACCACTCGGACCTCGTGAAGTCCCTGATGGCCCTGAAGGTCTTCAAGCGGCTGAAGAAGGCCATGGCGGCCGGCATGCCTTCCGGGGCTCCGTCGACCCTCAGTGGTGGCGCCGCCCTCCAGCGTGAGGACGTCAAGAAGAAGGTCTACAGCGTCATGAAGTCCTTCCTGGACAAGAACTGGGACTTCACCAAGGAAGAGGCCCGCGCCGCCCTGAAGGCCGAGCTGCCTGAGGCCAGTGACGACTTCCTGGACCATTTTGCTGGCATCGCCGACGATTATCGACTGAAGCTTAGGAAGGCTGAAGCCGGAGACCTCCCCAAGGCCAATCCCAGCATGCCCACGGAACCCCGGGTTGACCGTGAGTCCGAGCCCAAGGGTGCCATGAAGCCCAGTACCAGGGGCGGCGTCGAGATGAAGCCCGGCGGCAAGTTGCTGATGACGGCCCCGGGAGCCGGCCGGGGGGCCACCAGGGTCGGTATCAAGCAGCACTACCCCGACGACAAGGTCTACCGCGCACTCCTGCGCCCTGATGAGGGGCTCCAGGACGGCACCATCAACGAAGAGCAGTACAACAACATCATCAGGACGGTGCACGAACCCTGGCAGCGAGCCATGTCCAACTGGATGCCCCTCAACAAGGCCCTGTCTGAGGGTAAGGTGCCGAACGGTATCATCGCGAAATCGGTCATCTTCGCGGCCATGAGCCCCAACTGCCTCGATGACAAGACTGAGGCCTTGACGCAGCGTGGCTGGGTCAAGGGCTTCGACCTCAAGAAGAACGATGTTCTCTTGACCAAGAATCCAGTCACTATGGCTTTGGAATGGCAGTCCATGCTCGACCTGCGGCGCTTCCCTGACTACGAGGGGGACCTGGTCGAGATCGACAGCCGCAGCTTGAAGGTCGTTACAACCCCCGATCACCGGTGGCTCGTTACGACGCAACGAGGCCACGTAGCCGAAAAGACCTCGGCGACCTTGGCCCATGCCGAGAGGATTCACCGGTCCGGGGACTACGTCGCCCCAGAGAACAGCTCCCTGACTCCAGATGAGGCCGAGCTTCTGGGCTGGTTCGTCACGGACGGCTTCATCAGGAAGCCGAGCCCCAGCGACACAACCAAGAGACTCCGGGCATTCCTGGTCCAGAGCCCGTCAGGGAATCCCGCGAAGTGTGCCCGCATCCAGGCCCTCCTGGAGCGCCTGGCCCCGGGAGAGTTCGGTCGCTACCAGTACAACGAGAACAAGTGCAACTGGTATGTCGGCAAAAGGCTCACCGACCTACTAACGGCCCTGTGCCCTGACCGGACCCTGACGGTCCCCGTACTCTTGACCCTGGGTGCTGAGGCCCTGGTCCGGCTCCGAGATGCCATGTTCCTGGGAGACGGGTCGACGGAAACCCATGAAGGACAGGCTGACCGTCAGGTCCTGGCAACGGGACGAGAGGAGCAGGCCGGAGCCTTCCAGGCCCTGCTCTTGATGACTGGGAATCCCTCCAATGCTGTCAATCGGGACATGAGCAAATATGAGCCGAAGTCCGAGAAGCTCAAGAACATCCCGAAGATGACTACTTGTTGGTACGTGTCAAAGTTGGGCCGGCAAAATTACCGGGTCAACAAGGACCACATCCGTCGCTACAGAGCTAAGACCCGGGTCTGGTGTCCTATCGTGGAGAACACCTTTTTTGTGGCTCGTCGTCTGGGACAGGTTTTTGTCACCGGCAACACACCCGTCAGCCTTCAGGAGCTGTACTACGGCCACTACATGGACATGATGCACGAGGGCCAGGTCGACCCCATGCAGCCCATCAGCGAGGACGCTCTCCAGGAGTTCCAGGCCAGGGCCACAGGCGGCGAGGTGCCGAAGTGGAACCGTGAGCATTATGAGACCTCCGCCTTTAAACAGCCAGACACTGGCGCCGGCATGGGGCCCGGTGAGCGTGACGTCGGCGAGCTGCCGCAGGTCCGCGGGCTCCGGAACGCACACCTCCTGTTCCCGTACCTGGAGCACCTGACGGCTACCCACAAGGACGACACCCAGGGCATTGCCGCTGAGCTGATGGACCTGAAGGCCGAGGCCTTCCGGGCCAAGGGCGCCAATAGGGTCGCCTCCCGGGCCGGCCGTGAAGCCGGGGCCACGGTGCCAGAGCACGGCGGGTTCTCCGGTTATGGCCCGAAGCTGACCCGATACCTCCTGGCCATGTACGGTGGCGGCAACATGATTGTCCCCGACCGGCACATGATTCGCTCCACCTTCGACCTACAGCTGGAGCCCGACCCGAATCGCCCGCACAAGTTCCGGGGTGAGCCCATGCTGGAGAAGCTCCAAACCCAGGTCATGAGCAAGCCCCAGAACGAGAAGCTGCTCCGGGCCATCGACCACAACTTCTTCACCAGGCATCCGGCTGTCAAGCACGTCCTGGAGACCTTCCCTAAACACTTCCGGGGCCGCGAGCAACAGTCCGTGTTTCCGGCATTTTGGCTGCACTGGTTGACTGTCGGTCACTACGACCAGATGCGCGGCCGTCCGTCCATGACCTTCAACGGCGACACCGACCATCGTGTCTTCTGGGACAGCGTCAAGGACGAGATGATCAAGCATGGGCTGCACCCGCACCCTATCCACAATCAGCATGTCCCCGAGGATGACAGCTTCGACTTCGGGAAGTCCGAGGACCCCTGGCCGCGGCACCAGAATCACCTCGACACCCCTGTCTGGGTGAAGGCTGCCGGCGCCGTGGAAGCCCTCAGGCAGCGCTGGGGCGAGACCCCGGCCCTGATGGCCTTCTTCTCCCACATCCTCCCGATTATGAACAAGGCCGAGGTCCCGGTGCCGCCGGTGGTGAGCGCTCCGCATCCGGCCTACAACCCCATTTTGGCCAAGACCCAGGCCCTGGTCATCGGCCTCCGGAAGTCCATCGCAGATGACCGACTGGCCACCGCCGGCCTCCGGGAGATTGCCCCCTACATTCACCACGCCTACGTGTATAGGCCCGGCCCTGACCTGAAGATCCGCCGGCACTCCGCCGGCCGCTTCACAACTGCCGGCAATCACGTCCATATCCTGGAGGACTACCATGGGGACCTGGGGCGCCACCTCACCGAAGGGCCTCTGGATGAGGTCCGGCAGCAACAGGCCCAGGACTTGAAGGACAGCCCCAGGCACGAGGTCTATAGCCTCCATGAGCTGGCGCATTATCCGGACACCGGCCTCTGGCCCATGCCGTCGGCCCCGATTCCCGTCCGCCGGGGGTTCAGTATCCAGCACCCCAATCAAGACGGCCACGACTTCCTGGAGTTTCGGGCCGGGAACCCGCACCTCAACGGCCAGGCTCTGGATGACAGCCAGGCTCAGCAGCTCCTTCACCAGGTGAAGAACGGACATGCTCGGATCCGGCACCTGGAGAAGCAGGAAGCCGTGGTCCGGGACATGGAGTTCGTCCTGGAGACGCTACTGAAGGCTGACCCCGGTGACCCCCAGGCTGCCCAGTCGGTGCACGAGGCCCTGGGGCGTCTTGACCAGTTGGTGGCTCAGGGCCACCTGGACCCCAAGCATGCGGAGGCTCTGCGGGCCCACGCCTTCAAGGACCCGATGACCGGGCATGTGATGGGCAACAAGTTCGCGCACACGGATTTCAAGACCAGGGCTGAAAGCAAGGGTGGCATTCATGTCGCCTTGGACGCCAATGACTTCAAGGCCGTGAATGACCGCTTCGGCCATGAGACCGGGGATCGGGCTATTCGGGCAATGGGCGGAGCCCTTCGGGCCGCGGTAGATGAAGCGGCCCCCAAGGAGGGGAAGCTCTTCCGGGTCGGTGGTGATGAATTCGTGGCTCACTTCCCGACCCATGAGCACGCGGCCCGCTTCGCCAGGACACTGCGTCAACATCTGGAGGCTGTGCCTCCGGTGGCCGGCGTGCACAAGCTCAGTATGGGTCTCGGTTTCGGGACTAGCCCTCAGATCGCGGACCAAGCTCTTTACGAGGCTAAGAAGCAGAAGTATGATCCCGCGGGAATGGTAGGGTTGGACAGCCGGAAGTGGATCAGCAAGTTCCAACCCGGGAAGGCTCCCTCGATGGCCCATTCTCTGGTGCCAGGTTTTGAGGGCCCGATTCCCCTGGAGAGCAGCCAGCTTCCCTTGAAGCCACCTCCGGCCCCTGAGCCCCGCCCTCCGGCTCCTGAGCCGGTCGTGCACACGCCGTCAGCTTCTGCCCCGGCAATGGGCTCTGTGGCTCCGATGGAGACCGTAAAGTCGTAGCGTGACTTTCCAGGTATTTGGCCGCGGTCCTAAGTAAGGCTGGGTTATCTTTGAAATTACCAAGTCCTAGGTTACAGTTCGTGCAGAGAAGACCTCGGACCAAGCCCGTTACATGATTGTGGTCGACTCCGAGTCGACGACTATCCGACTTGTGGCAGATCTTGCATTTTTCTTCTTGGCCCGCGAGTAGCCCCTGATACTGCTCCGCACTTAGACCGTACTTACGCATGTCCGTATTTAATTTTTTGATCCGCAGGAGTTTATCTGTCGGCGTTTCATTGCAGGTTACGCAGACCCTGTAGGAAAAGAATGGGACATCTAGGGACTCGATGCGCTTACACCAGCGGCACTTGAAGGGCCTTGAGGCGGCCTTGATGCAAGCCGCGCAGATTGCAGCAGACCCCCCACCCCCTTTGGGGTTCTTGCAGCGGATACACTTTTTGGGATGCGCAGCTCTGGCGACTGGGCAGGTTGAAATCCTGGAGCAGGTAGCGTTTTTGTGGTGCCGGATTTTGCACCCCAGACATTGAGTGTAGTCCATGCGCCGCCTGGCCCCTGAGCAATCAGTGCACTCACTCCGGCCTGGGTAGTAGTCCATGAGGAGTAGGCGTTTTCGGTTGCAGATAGCACAGAATCTGAATCCCCTTTCCTTCTGGCATTTGGCGCAAAGACCTTCAGGATCCAGTTTCGATGGACACCCGCAACTACCACATCTAACTCCCTTGAATTTCTGATCTAACGCAATAAGCGCCTGGGTTGCTTTGTCCTGGCCGGCCTGTTCGCAGGAGATACAGTCCCATTGACGGGTTCTGTTGTACATGGGGGTTGGCATTTCTCTGAAGTCGGTTTCGGGTCTATTGGTTTGGCAGCCGAGGCAGAACAGATTCGTCATGGGAGGTAGATTGTGTCGCAAGTACCGCCTATGTGTCGCAGTTAATCAATCTGATTAGATCGAACTGATCACTAACTTCCAAGGAGCAAAAGAACATGGCCACTAGCAAGAAGGCAATCGCCCTCCGTGATGACATCGCCGAAGAGCTGAGCCAGCGCCAGAGCGCTCTCACCGTCGCGAAGAGCTTCGACACCGATGAGAACCCTCTCATCACCCTCGGTGACAACGGTGCCGGCGACCCCGGTTGCATCATCAAGGTGATGCCCATCAGCCAGCCCCTGGCGAAGGACATCCTGGGCCTGACTCAGAATGTCTACACTCCGCACATGCTGCTCATCAACTTCGAGAAGGACAGCACCCCCGGTGACGTGAACACCACGGCCCAGAAGCTGCTTCCCCTGGCGGTCGTTCTGGCCCGGGCGGCTCGGGTGGTCCTCGTGGAGAGCACCAATGGCACGGCCCCGAACGTCACCGACATCGCAAACACCGCCAAGTGGGCTGCTACCTTCGAGCCCAGTGCGCAGTGGGGCATGCTGTCGAGCCAGTAAGCTCGGGAGTGCACCTGGACTGGAACTGAGATTATGAAGCTCAAGGATTCCGAACTGAAGGCGATTCTCGCAGAGGCGCAGAAGGAACTCACGGACCTTCTGAAGTCCGAGCAGGGCGCCCTGAAGAAGGCGGCCGAGGAGTCGCCGGGTGAGCCCGAAGGCAGTGCAGCCGCGGGCGGACCCCCGGAGGCCAGTGGTGCCGAGGCCGGCAGTCCGCCTCCTCCGGCTACTGAGGGTGCTCCTGAAGCTAGTGCAACCGACCCCAGCGCATCACCTGCTCCCGAAGGCAGCCCGGAGATGAGCGCTTCCCCGGAGGCCAGTGCGGCTCCCGCGGAGGAGAGTGGTCCCATGGACCCCGAGGCCCTGAAGGCAGAGTTTGCCCAGATGGATCCCGAGACCCTGAAGGTCTACTACATGGCGGTCAAGCAGGCCCTCTTCGAGAAGATGGGCGCCGGCCAGGGTGGCCCTGAGGCCAGTGCGCCTCCTATGGCTCCCCCGGCAGGTCCTGAGGCCGGAGCGCCTCCGGGTCCTGAGGCAAGCGCGAGCGCTATGCCGCCCCCGGCCATGAAGGGTGAGATGGAGCCTGTTCCCGCGAGCGGCAACGCTCTCAAGGACCAGAAGCCCGCCGTGCCGGACGACGTCAAGAAGTCTGAGGCTACGTTCAAGGCGCAGATCGAGGACCAGGCGAAGCAGATTGAGCTGCTGACCCGAGCCGTCGAGATTCAGCTGGGTACCCCGATCCGCAAGGCTGTCACTGGCGTGGAGCCGGTGGCTAAGAGCGAGGATACCCGCAGGGGTCCCCCGACGGCGGCCGAGATCAAGGTCCGCATCAGCAAGACCATGAAGAGCAACAAGCTGAACAAGAGCCAGAAGGATCAGCTCTTCAGCTACACGCTCGGCAACACCGAGTTCAAGGACATCGAGGGCCTCCTGGAGAAGTAAGGCCCGAGGAAAGAACACAAGGGAGAGAAAATGTCTCAAGCAATCGAAACCATTTCGCAGCTGGTGAAGGCGCTGGAAGCCGGCAACTATGATGCTCAGCCCTCGCGGCTCGTGCAGGGCGCGGCCCTCATGGTCGAGGATCTGTCCTCGGCGATCGAGGTCACGACCTACGACGACAAGCACATCAAGCTCCAGAAGGTCATCAAGAGCGAGAGCTGCAAGTCGACCCTGGCTCAGTTCGACCGTCAGATCAGCTACGGCATCTTCGGTGCCTCGGCGGCCCTCGAAGGCCAGGTCGGTCAGAACGAGGACAGCGACTACCGGCGCATCACCTTCCCGATGTGCTACTACGCGCATCACCGCCGCACCACCTTGCCCAGTATGCTGGTGCAGACCGTGGACGGCAAGAAGGCTGACGAGCGAGCTGCTGGTGACGCCGCCAAGCTCCTGGCCGGTGACGTGGAGTTCGACCTCTTCCGCGGCAAGGCGGACTTCTCGAACTCGGGTGTCTTCGACGGCAACATGGGTGCAATCCCCAACCTGCCGAACATGCTCGGTGTTGACGTGCAGATCCGCCAGTCGGACTTCATGGCGAACGCCCAGGACCTGATGTTCAACGAGTACGGCAGCGACGAGTCGGTCGTGATTGCCGGTGGCTCGACCCTGACCCAGGAGAACGTCGAGGATGCCTGGGTTCGCAGCCAGATGAACCACGGCCAGGCCGACCGCCTGTTCGTCGACCCCCTGGTGCTGTCGAACCACAACAAGATCAGCTTCGCCAAAGAGCGCATCATCCTCGCGGGTTCTGCTCAGGGTGCGTCCGGCGCCGACCTGGAGCGTCAGTGGACCTCGGGTGGCGAGGTCAAGCTGGAGGCGAGCCGCTTCCTGTCCGGCAAGACTGGCGTCCGTCGCCAGCGGTCGAACGGTCCCGCGACCCCGACCCTGACCTCGGCGACCCCGGGTGCCATCTCGGGCGTGACCACCGGCTTCCTGGCCGGCCAGGCGTACACCTACAAGGTGACCGCGGTCAACGAGGTGGGTGAGTCGGCGGCTTCGGGTGTCCAGACGGCGACCATCGTGACCGCTGGTCACGGCGTGACCCTGGCGATCTCGCACGCCGGCCTGTCGAACGTGACGCACTTCAACGTGTACCGCGGTGCCGCGGGTTCAACCACCGTCCTGAAGTTCATCGGCCGCGTGAAGCTGGGCACTTCGAGCACCAGCTTCATCGACATCGGCAACAAGCAGCCTGGCTTCGTGACCGGCTTCCTCCTGGAGACCGACACCCTGCTGGTGAAGGAGCTGGCCCCCTTCAGCCGGCTCAAGCTGGCGGTGACTGAGCTGAGCCAGCCGGAGGCGTACTTCCGCTTCCTGACGCTCGGCGCCCTTCAGCCCCGCAAGAATGTCCTCGTGGACAATCTCCGCTAGAAGCACCTGTAAATAGTGGACAATCTCCACTAGAAGTACCTGTAAATTCCTAGATTTACAGAAACAACAGGCGCCCCCGGTTCCCGCCAGGCCGTCCCGACCTGGGAGAACCGATGAAAATGATCTCGAACCCGACGCTGTTGCGTCTAGCAGTCGCCGTACTGATGCTGTCTCTCGCGGCTGCGTGCAACTGCGGCCCGCCGGCATCCACGACGGATGCAGGCCCGCAACCCGACGCGGGTACGCTGCCGGATGCAGGCCCGCAACCCGACGCAGGGACTACGCCGACGGTGCTCTCCACTCTGCCTGCGAACAGCGCGACCGACGTCGCCATCAACGCGCGGATCAGCGCGACCTTCAGCGAGGCGATGAGCCCCGCCTCCCTCACGGCGGCGACCTTCACCCTGACGTCGGGGAACCCGGCGGTGCCCGTCGCGGCGACGGTGACGTCCTCCAACTCGGTGGCGAACCTGTGGCCAGCGGCCCACCTCGCGCCGAACACGACCTTCACGGCCACGGTGACGACCGGCGCCACCAGCACCTACGGCAAGCCGCTGGCGGCGCCGCGCACCTGGACCTTCAGCACCGGCACCACCGAGGTCCCCGGCTTCCCGGTGGACCTGGGGACAGCCGGCACCTTTGTCATCCTCGCCAAGAGCGGTATCGACACCGTTCCCACCTCGGCCGTAACGGGTAACCTGGGGCTGAGCCCGGCGGCCGCGAGCTACATCACCGGCTTCTCGCTGACGGCGGACGCGACGAATGTCTTCTCCACCTCCCCGCAGGTGACGGGGAAGGTGTACGCGGCCGATTACGCGGTGCCGACGCCTTCCAACCTGACCACCGCGGTCGGTGACATGGAGACGGCCTTTACCGAGGCGGCGGGGCGCGCGCCAGACGTCACGGAGCTGGGCGCCGGGAACATCGGCGGCATGACCCTGGCCCCGGGCGTCTACAAGTGGGGCACCGGCCTGCTGATCCCCACCGACGTGACGCTCAACGGGAGCGCCACGGACGTCTGGATCTTCCAGATCGCCCAGGACCTCACCCTGAGCAGCGGCGTGCAGGTTCACCTGACCGGCGGTGCAGTCCCGAAGAACGTGTTCTGGCAGGTCTCCGGCCTGGTCGAAGTCGGTACCACGGCGCACGTCGAGGGCGTCGTCCTCTGCCAGACCGGCATCACGTTGCGAACAGGCGCGACGGTCAACGGCCGGCTCCTGGCGCAGACCGCGGTCAACATCGACGCCGTCACCGTGGTTCAGCCTGCGCCTTAGCCCGCTCAGCAGGGCCCTATCCATCAATTTGAGGGCCCTATCCATCAATTTGAATGAGTCTCATTCATTTCAATTGGTCGAGCCCCGGCTCCTGGGGGTCGTGCATTCGGGGAGTGGCGTTATAGATGCACTAGATGGAGAAAGCCACTCACAAGCTGACGGCGCCTCAGATAGAGGCCGTCCTGGTCCGTGCCCATGCCGGGGAATCCTATCGTAGCATCGGTAGGGCCTTTGGGGTCACAGGTAGCAGTGTCTGCTCTCTGTTGAAGTCCCGGGGCTTTGTCAGCCCGAGGTCCCGGGTCCCTGTTCCCGAAACTATAAGGCAGGAGCTGATTGCCCTAAGGCAAGCCGGCAAGAGTCTGGAGGAAATCTCCGAGGCCCTCTCCCTGAAGAAGAAGGTAGTCGAGTATCAGCTGACCCTCGCGGGGGCCCGCCTGTCCCCGGACCAAGTCAGGGCAAATCAGCGTCAGGTCGACGACAGTATCCGGGACCGGATTCTTGACCTCCGAGACAAGGCCCTGACTCGGGTGGAGATCGCGGCCCGCCTTGGCGTCAAGGTCTCCTTCGTCAAGACCGTCCTGGCCAAAGCAAAGAAGACCCTGGACCCGGCTATCAGGCAAGAGCACGCACACGCGGCCCGAAACAAGAACAGGGACGCCTGGGCTCAGAGAAGGTACGGGGTCTCCTCTTTCCAGGGCCTGATGGAGAAGCTAGCCAGGGACCGGCGCCTGTTCCGGGTCGAGGATTATGGACACCGGAAGTGGATCCGGAAGTATCGCCTCTAGCCGTTATAGAGTCGGTATGAGTAAAAGAAATTCCAAGGACACCAAGTACATCGTCGAGTTCTGGTCGTACAATTACGCCCAGCGGAGCGAGTGGGACAGGGACTTTCGGGACATCGAGGCCGCCTCCAAGAAGGCGAAGCAACTGGCCCGCCGTTGGGGTAATTCCAGGGTCCTGAAGGTGACGACTCAGGTGAAGGCTTGCTTCCAGGCTCCTGTAGACAAATTGGAGGTCATGTGACCGTCTTCGCCATCAGCCCCTACCAGCTGATACTCATGGAGCACGCGCTCGGTTTCCGGTCCAAGAACCCTTACTACCGAAACCGGTTCTGCGCGACCGCTAACAGCCCTGACGATCGGGAATGGGAAGAGCTGGTAGAAAAGGGGATTGCGGTGAAGAAGCCCCAGCCTGACGGTATCCCAAATCCCTATAATAGCTACGCAGTTTCCGAGTTGGGTCTGGCGGTGTTCAGGAACGGCGGGAAGACTAGGCCCCCGCTCGTGCTCCTGGAGGATGACCAGCCGTTATAGGATCTGTATGGCAACTACAAAGAGACCTACCGCCCTCCAGCACCGTCGCCGCGGTATCGCCTGGGGCCGAGTCCTGGCTGGCCTTGAGGTCGCGCAGGCAGCCCTCTTGGCTGCCGGGACCGCTAGCTATGTGTTGTCCCCGGAGCTGAAAGTCAGGCTCAAGGTAGCTCTAGCTACTGTCATGGCAATCGAGCAGGATGCCTGGATTGAGGAAGACAGGGAATGAAGCCCTGGATTCTGATGCTGCTACTGTCGGCTTGCCAACCCCCGGAGGCCAGCACCTGTACTAGTGTCTGCGGGTTCCGGCTCCTGGGTCAGGGAATCAACGACAGCTGCTCCGATTTTCAGGCCGCCGAGGGTCGGGCTCTGGCTGCCTTCAGGCCCTGGGTCAGTGAAAATCCCGCCGACCCCCGGACAGCCTGTGAGCGACTCCGGGGCTGGTCCACCAGCAGAGTCACCACGGATGCCGGGTCCTGGGTCTCCTGGGGTCGGGAGGTCGCGGGCCTGACGTTCTGCCTCGGGCGCATTTACGTCCTGGATCAACGGGACTGGAGAGATACGGCCTTGAGTCATGAGATTCTGCACCTCCTGGATTGCCCCCGGGAAAACGTCGACCACACCGGCTGGGACACCTGGAGGTGGGCGGCTATCGAGGAAGCAAACCGATGAGAAAGCTCACTATTCTCTGCGACCTGGACAGCATCGTCGCGGACTTCTACGGGGCCTGCCTGGAAGCCTACGGGGCCGACACGGGCACGAACCCTCCCTGGGACCTGATCTCCAGCTGGGACTTCGAGTTTCCCAACGGGAAGACCTGCTACAACTACTTCACGGTCCCGGGCTTCTTCCGGGACCTGAAGCCCGTCCCCGGGGCCCTGGAGTCCCTGAAGGAGATCCACGATGCCGGCCACACGGTCCTCATCGTATCCAGCGCCACCAACACCTCGGCTCCGGGGGAAAAGTACGAGTGGCTGAGCGAGCACCTGCCCTGGTTGAGCCGGGACAACGTGTATTTCTGCCGCCAGAAGTACCGGATCCGCGGGGACGTCCTCATCGACGATTATCAGCTGAATGCCCGGGAGTACAGGCACCACAACCCCCAGGCTCTCATCCTCGGCCTCAAGTATCCTTACAACCGAGACCACCAGGACGCCTTCCATCTGTTGGCCCCGGAAACCGGGGCCATGACCAGGGAGGGCCTCAGGGAGGGCTGGGGCTCCATCGTCGACCGAGTACTCGCCCATGCCTTCACCTGTACCAACAGCTGACAGCAATCTAGTCTATGGAGGCCCCATGGACACTGAGCCGCTGACCCCCGAAGAGCAAGCCGAGCAAGAAGAACTGGCCGTGCAGTTGTTCTTCGAGTGGGGCCAGGACATGGACCTGGAGGTTTTCATGCAGGACCATCCTGATACCAGATTGGACCTCGACTGCCAAGGAGACCCCATCTTCTGTTCACCGAAGGTGAACGGGTCCGTCTCCATGATCGCCATGGAAAACTGCACCACCTGCGCAGGCCGGCCCACGGAAGCCTGGTTTTGCGTTACCGCGGGGAAACAGGGGCAGCTGCTCTACAGTGACCCGCCTTGTGTGGTCATTGCGGACCCGAACCCCAAGGGTTTCGGGGTGGTGCCACGCCCCAACTGGGAAGAGCACCTGGAGGCCCTGGGTATCGCTGAGTTTGCCGTTATAAAATCCCTGAGACAGTGGCTGCGGGGTCATGCACCGGTGAACTACCTGGGGGATGACAGCGGCGAAGAAAGGAAAGGGCAGCTGATGCCCGGTGAGGGGCTCGATGACGAATCTCTTGGACACTCAAATCCTCGCTGATGGTCGCTATGCTTGGTTCGTATTTGCTTACGAAGCCACGGACGCTAACCCGGTTCGGCACTGGGAGTACCGGATTGAAGTTGAAGGCTGTAAGGACATCGTCTTCTCTGACTTCAATGAGGCCAAGAGGAAGTTTGAGGAGATGGTCCTCGACCTGAAGCCCGGTCAGAAGCGCTAGCAATCTAGTCTACGTGGGCCTGCGCCTCTGTAGGTACTGCTTCTTCCTGGACATGGCCTACCGGCTCCGGATCGCCGCACAGTTGATTCTGGAGGATGGCCCGAGCTGCTTGATAGGAACCAGGCTCCATGCAGCTGCGGAATATGAAGCCATGGCAGTTGCCGAGAAGGCCTGTCGCTGCCAGCCGTTATAGGACTGGTGTGAAGACAAAAACAATCAGCCTCCTCTTCGACCTCCTGACCCTTGGGACCGTGCTCCTGATGACAGCTCCTATCTGGTGGTTTCTCGTCCACGAGTGGTTGTTCTTCTTTTTCTCCGGAGACTAAGACAATGTCCTCCCCTGACGAGTTCCTGGACGGGATCGTGGATACGCTGATGGACCCCGTGCCTATGGGCCTCGTCCTCATTCTCAGTGTCGCCTACTTCGCCTTCATGGCCGTCTACGGAGACCGCAAGTGACCATCCGAGCCACCGTCATCGCCGACAGCATCAGCCCCACGGACAAGCGTATTACCACGCTGTCCTTAATGTACCCACGGTTCATCCATTCGGAAATGATGACCCACCGGGTCTTCAGCAGGAACGCCAGCAGTAGCCGAGCCATCCCCGTGGAGAAGATGATCCAGCGGGTGCTTGACGACCCGGCGATGCCTGTCTTCTGGGGCAAGAATCAGCGGGGAATGCAAGCGGTTGAGGAGCTGAGTGCTGAGCCCCAGGAGTTCTTCCCGGACGGCATCTCCGGTCCTCCGGCGCATGCCCCCTCGCCCCGTTTCGTGGCGAAAACCTGTTGGCTCCAGGCCCGTGACGAGGCCGTGAAGCACGTCCGAGCCCTGGTGGCGCTCGACCTCCACAAGCAGATCGCCAACCGTATCCTGGAGCCCTGGATGCACATCAATGTGGTCTGCACGGCCACGGAGTGGGGCAACTTCTTCAGCCTCCGCATTCACCCCGACGCCCAGCCGGAGATGCAGGCCCTAGCCCGTGCCGTGTACGAGGCCATGCGGGCTTCCGTGCCGAAGCGGCTTGACTACGGGGAATGGCACCTACCGTACATCACCCCAGAGGACTACAGTAGGCGCTGTGTGGGCCCCCAGGGGCTTGAGGTTATCAAGCGTATGTCCGCGGCTCGCTGTGCTCGGGTCAGCTACCTCAACCACGAGGGGAAGGAGCCCACCTGGACGGAGGACATGGACCTCTTCGACCGGCTCATGGGCGGCAAGATGAAGCACAGCAGCCCTACTGAGCACCAGGCCACGCCCGCCCTCTACGATACCCCCGACCTTACCGGCAATCTGAAGGGCTGGAAACAGTTCAGGAAGGAAATCTTGGGCGAGAACATGCCCATCTACTACCAGGAGGAAGCCAAGTGAACGAGAAGATCAAGACCGCCATGAGCCAGCTGGCTGAGGCCCTGAAGGAGAAGCCCCAGAACCAGTTCCGTGTCGACAAACTCCAGAAGGAGCTGGACGACCTGCTCGGTACGGCCCTGAAGAAGCAGGACGATGAGGGGGCAGAGGCCTGGGAACGGAGTCGCCGATGAAGGAGTTCTTGCTTCAGCTGGCGGCTACGGCCGTGGTGGCTGTGGTCATCGGGGCCGCTACCACCATCGGGGAAGAGCTGGCTGGTCGGTTGATTCCCTGGCCGGAACCTGAGCCGGAACCCAGGAAGCCGCGCCGCAAGAAGAAGACCCCGTGAACTACAACGACAAGTACCCGCAGGTTGTCCAGGAGGTCTGGTACAGATTCAGCATCCCCATGGGACGCCGTGGCCAGGTGGTCGACTTCCCTGACCCGGAGCCCGAGCCTGGCCTCACCTACTGCGGCCGGGTCTATACCTGTGACGCCTGTCGGCAGGTGACCACGGGCTGGCGAGTCAGCAGTGAGGCAAAGGAGATCCAGGAGGCTCCTTGTTGCTCTGAGGAGTGCCGGGACAAGCTCCTAGGTATTGTCCGCGGCACCGGGCTCAGACTCTACATCAATAGTCAAGAGGTAGAGGCCTTTGAGGATGCCAGCTTCGAGGTCCTGCCGGATGTCGATGCTGTCACGATCGACTTGACAGCCAGTCCCTGTGATGCTACAAAGGAGCCATATGGGCCAACTGATTCCATTTCCGATGCCGCCGCAGAGCCAGACCCTGGAGGATGTGCTTCCAGTACTCAGCCCCAAGGACCGGCTGAACCTCCCCGAGAGTGACCCCGACCACCTCCGTTCCCTGGTCGAGAACGGGGTTACCTACGTCTACAGGGTCATCGACCAGGGCCGGCTCATCGTCGGCTACGGTGGCGACCTGGCATCGGCCCTCCGGCAGGCCATGGAGGAATACCGGTGAGCCATGACACCGTGTGGTCTGAGGATTCGGCCTTCGAGCGGGCTGCGGTGGCCGCGGAACGCAGTGGGCACCCCAATCTCGCGGCCTGGATTCGGAAACAGAAGAACAACCCCAAGGGTGGTAACCCGACTGAGGCCGGAGACGGCCAAGCCCTTCCGAAGTTCATCCGGGAGAACGACAAGAACCAGCGGGAGCACGACCTCGTGCGGCAGATGCGCATAGAACTGTTCACGGAAGAGCTGATCTCCGAGGCCGAGTACAGCGCCCTGGCTTCTGAACACGGTGGCGTCCAGCGCCTGAATGACTACGACGCCCTACGTGCGGAGATGAAGGCCCTGCGCCAGGGCCCCGTCGGTTACTGGACGCGAGAGAACGCCGCCCTCGCGGCCCGCGCGAAGGCGCTGGTGGAGGCATGGCGCGAGTTCGATACGCTCCTGAACGACGTGGAGAACGCGGTTCAGCAGTCCCGGTACCTTGAGAGTCTGCCGGATGATTTCCTGCAACTGCTCTACAACGGAAGGAGTGCGGTCAACGCCGCTCTCTCCGCACCACCGGTCCAGGACAAGGAGGAGATGTGAGCCCCGACGACCACAAGCACAAGAACCTCCAGTCCATCATCAAGGCCCTAGGCGACCTCCGGCGGAATCAGCAGATCGCCGCCGACGATTACTTCAAGGGCATGGTCGCCACGGCCTACGAGTACGTGATGCTCGGCGAGCACCTGCGAGCCTACGGCATCGTACAGGAGATCCCCCTGGGGTACTTTCAGCAGGTGCAGCCCGACCAGATGATACAGGACGGGAATTTCGCCTACGTGTCCTACAGTCTGGCCCTGGCTTTGGTCAAGAACGGCTACATCCACATGGGCTCGAATCCGGTAACCAACGTCCCCCCGGGGGTAGCATGAAGACTCAACTCCTTCGGACCTTCTGGTTCACGATGGGTATGGTCGCCGCCATGGCGGCTATTGTAGATGCTCTTCTCTTCTTGCTCTTGGCCATGGGCGCCGACTCCGGCCTCCTCTCCGGCCTCTGGCTCGGCGTCGGAACTTTCGTTGTCATTGCGTGGGCTTACGCTTTCTCCTTGGCTTCTGAGAAGTTCCACGGCCGGCGCTAGCCGTTATAGGAAGATGTCATGGGAGATAGACTCTACAGACTCAAGGCGGAAGTGCTCGACCCGAGCAGCTCCAGCAGCCCCCCAAGGCCGTGGATCGAGATCGAGTTCCTAAACCCCATTGAGGTCAAGCAGATGGGCTCCGTCGTCGGCTGGGCGAGCCTGTACTGGCAGGGGCCCCGGCTACTGGCTGACGTGGTTCTTCTGTACGCCTCGCCGGCTCGACTGAACCTGGAGAATGGAGACAAGTACTACCTCCGGCCCCAGGGGGTTATCGAGCTGGGCAGCGCCCCCTTCGAGTCCAGCGACCCACTGGAGTCGTCGGCGCCCGTCTCCGACATAAACAAGATCACCATTCTGTCCCTGGACGTCGGTCTGGGGCCGGCCTTTCCCGGACAGACCCCCTTTGGGGAGACCGTGCTTTGAAGCCACCTCCGGTCATCAAACACGCCGTCATGTTCTGGGTCTGCGTGGTTGGCGCGGTGCTGAATCTGGGGATCCTCATCTTGGCTCTGGCGACCGGCAACGAACCTCAGGTCTGGAGCGCCTGCTTCTGGGCCGCCATCTTCTCTCTGATGGGCACCATGCACTACATTGCAGACGCCCGGAGGAAGCCATGACAGACGAGCAGATTCAACAGGTGCGAGAGGCATTGGCCGCACCGTGTCCGGCGTTCCACCCCGCGGAGCCCAGCCCGGCAGAAGAGCGATGGGATTCAGGTAGGGCCGCCGCTCTCGCCATCCTCGACGCCACCGAGGCGCAGGTGAGTGAAGCCCTGGAGGCCCGGCTGACTGCGGCGCAGGCCCGCGTGAAGGAGCTGGAAACAATGGTGGAGCAGCTACGGGAGAGTCTCAGGACTCGCGTGGCCTTCTGTGACTGTTGTGCCGCCCGGACGCGGCGTGACCTGGGATGGAGCCCAGGCGGCCCTTGCGACACCTGTGATGCTGATATGGCCCTGTTGTACACGAAGGGGCGCGAGGAAGGAGAAGCATGACTGAGCCGAAGCAGGCCACGCCGGAGGCCGAGTTGGAGGCCGAGTTGGCAGACCTACAGCGCATCTACGTGGGCACGCTCGACAAACCCGGGCTGGTCATGCACCTGAATCAGCAACTCGAAGACAGGATAGAGGCCCAAGAGAAGGCCGAAGCTCGCGTGATGGATCTGGAGGCCGCCTTGCGCGGCTTGCTGGAGTGGAAGCCAAGCATTGACCCTGAGCACACCATCCTCAACTACGACAGCGTACATCAGTTCGAGGAGGCGGAAGCCGAGCGCAAGGCGTGGGCGGCCGCTGAGGCGTTGCTGGTGAAGCCATGAGCGAAGTCACCTTCATGTCCACTGCCGAGGTAGCTCAGCTCCGCCGCCTCCGCAAGCTCTGGGTCCTGGGCTGGGTTATCGCCGCAGTAAGTGCTGGCTTCGGCTGTTGGGAGGCTGCCCTCGTGAAGGCCATGCGGGTCCAGCAGGTACAGGTCTCGGTCCTCGCCCAGGAGCAGCGGCGGGTCGCCGAGGAGCAGCGCCTGGTGGTTGATAACCTGACGACCATCGGCAACAGGCAGTCCAGGCTGGCGAGCAGTGTCCTGGAGATGGGCGAGTACTTTAAGGAGAGGCAGGAGGTCGTGGACCGGAACCGGGCTCTTGCACCCCTGACGAGGAAGAACCGATGACCCCGGACTGCGCCTGCTGCATGGCCCAGCTTGTAGGGGCAGATGGACATAGTAGCTACTGCGACACCAAGGTCTGTGAACACTGCCCTGTTCACGTAGTGGTAGTCGAATCGGAATTTAAGGACAAGGCTGGCGTGCCCTTGAAGGCCGGCGATATCATCGTCTACGGCCACGCCCTGGGTCGCTGCGCCGGCTTGCAGTATGGCCGGGTCTTGGAGGTCCGGGTCGTGGTAAGCCGCCGACGTGACGAGGAGAAGATCAAGCTCCGGGTCCAGGGCGTGGACTCCGACCGGGGCGACGAACCCCGGCTTCTGAAGCCGGGCTTTCTGGAGTTCCCGGAGCGGATTCTCAAGGTGCGCGAGGAGCAGGTCCCCGAGGGCATCTGGCGGTTGCTCACCTAGCTAGGACCGTAATCTTGACCCCAGGGTGAACCGTGCTGCTCAGTTGCCGAATCCTAAATACAATTGCGGACGTCAATACCTGGTCTTACACCGAACGCCAGGAAATGACTGAGGGGGATTCCCTCGACGTCTACTTTCAGCTCGTTGACCTTTCCAGGGACCGGGCCGTAGATGGATTTGTGCCCGAGGGCCGGCGCTACGTTCCCGCGGCGGCCGCCACGCTGACCGTCGTCCTCCAGAACATCGACGACGCCCGGAAGGTCACCAAGACTGCCACCCAGCCCTACAGCCAGGACCCCAGCATCTGGAAGTTCAGCATCAGCAGCTCCGACACCATCAGGGGCACCGTGAACGCTATCCTGACCCTCACGGAGGGCTCTAAGGTCACCAAAGGGCTACTGAGCAACGCCATCGGGGTCCAGGGCCTGGATGGGATGTCGAGACTGTAATGGCCGATTACACCGAGACCAAAGCCGGTCCAGGGGTCATGGTGCCCGAGCGGGCCCTGGATACCAGCTGGAAGCATGTCGAGCCCCTAGTCACTCCCCAGCAGGTCCGGGGCCGGCACCTGTTCGGCATCCCCATGGTGTCGGCCATGAGAGACCCGCTGACCAACAAGCCACAGGTCTACACGGACGACCTCATCAAGGACACCATCGACCGTGCAGTCGCCCAGCTGGAGTCCGAGGCCCATATCGACGTCTTTCCGGTCCAGAGGGACGAGAAGGCGGCCTTCGACCGCGCGGAATATCAGCAGTTTGGGTATTTTAAGACCCGGAGCCGGCCCGTGGCCAGCATCGAGTCCCTGGCCATCGTGCCTCCCACGAACGAGCACATCTACGAGGTCCCCTTGCAGTGGGTGGAGACCAGCTACCTCCGCTGGGGGCAGATCAACCTCATTCCCCTGGGTAACGCTGTCGCGTACAGCAACGTGGCCCAGGTGGGCAGTGGCGGCGCCCTGTTCTTGAGCATCTTTGGCCAGCAGCCCTGGACGCCGGCCTTCTGGAATATCAGGTACACGAGCGGCTACCCCGATGGCCTGGTTCCGAAGATCGTCAACGAGCTGATTGGCGTCATTGCGGCCATGGAGGTCCTGTCCCAGCTGGCAGCCACCTATGGTAAGTCCAGCGGCCACAGCCTGGGCATTGACGGCCTGAGCCAGTCCATTAGCACCCCGGGTCCGCAGATTTTCAAGGTCCGCATGGACGAGCTTCAGCTCAAGAGGGACAAGTTCATCAAGAAGGTGAAGGTCTACTACGGGCAATCGCTCATGACCGGCAGTGTGTAGTCTGGAGACGAAAGTATGGCGGCTGCTGACGTCATGGTCCCCCCGGTGGTCCAGGAGACGGACTACACCTGCGGCCCCGCCTGCCTCCGGGCCGTCCTGAGACATTTCGGCATTACCAGGGCTGAGAGTACCCTCGCCAGGGAGCTGAACTGCACGCCCGCGGACGGCACCCTCCCCAGGGACATCATCAGGGTGGCCCGCGAGTACGGATTCACGGCCCTGAGCTTCGAGAAGATGGGCCAACGGCGCCTGTCCAAGGCCGTGAAGGCTGGTCACCCGGTCATCATCGCCATCCAGGCCTGGGCCGACCGTTCGCGCCCCAACTACGCCACCACGGATGATAACGGGCACTACGTGGTAGTGGTCGGGGCTGACCGAAAGGGCGTCCGGATCCTGGATCCGGTCCCTGGTACCGAGATGAACATGAGCTGGAAGACCCTGCGTCAGCGCTGGCACGACCAGGACGGCGAGGACGAACCCTACGAGCAGCTGGGCGTCGTTATCAAGAGGAAGTAGACGGAATCTTAGGCTCGTGCCCATGAATCAAAAGATCTGTCCTAAATGCAGGGAGCCGGGTGAATTCGGAAAGAATTCCAGCAGGTCTGACGGACTTCAGTCATGGTGCAGGGCCTGTATGAGCCGTTACGACAAAAATAGGTACGCTAAAAATCCGGAAGCCAGTAAATCAAGAGCAAAAGTCTGGCATGCCGCAAATCTGGAAAGGACCAGGAACAACAGCAAGCTGTGGAAACAAAAGAATCGAGATGCCGTTCGCAAGATACAGAGCCGATATTACAAGCGTCATAGGGTTGAAAGACTTGATGCGGATCGGCGCCATTGGTTGGCCGGTTTTAATCGGAGAGTGTCTGGGAATCTACGGACAAGGGTACGTCTAGCCCTAAGGGCCCATTTGGAATCACAGTTCCAGCCTGGTATGAATTGGGAGAATTGGGGCTTGGGGATCGGAAAATGGCACATCGACCACATAAAGCCGATGGCTAGTTTTGATCTAGCGGATCCAGAGCAGCTAGTCGCTGCTTGTCATTTCAGCAACCAGCAGCCGCTGTGGGCTGAAGAAAACCTCCGTAAGGGGGCGAGAGTTTAGATGGCCTCTAAGAGAAAAAAGAACCCGACCGAGGTGGCCTCTGTGGCCATCTTCCGGGGCGACAAGCTCCTGGTCGGGCTTCGCTCCGATGACAGTACCTGGAATTTGCCAGGTGGGCACCTAGAGCCGAATGAGCGCCCCGAGAAGGCTGCCGTCCGGGAGATGCTCGAAGAGACGGGCCTGGAGCCCACCTCCCTGGAGCACCTGGGCACGGAGACCGTTGGCGGCAAGGTCAGGGTCCACTGCTACCGCGCCGAGGTCGGCCCTGACGCCGAGCCCACGGCCGAGAATGACCCCGACCAGGAAATCGTCCGCTTCCGGTGGCTGACTCCGAGCCAGCTGGAAGACTCCTCCCTCCGCTGGCACAACCCCCAGGACGTGACCCTGGACCTCCTGGGCGTCAAGTTCCCGGTGAAGGACGACCTGGAGAAGGCCGGCGACAAGCGCCAGACCAATGACTGGCACTGGGGCTACAGTCATGATAACAGCCAGAACATCACCGGCCATGCAGCAAAGCAGATGGGCATCTCAGGCTACGAGCCCCGCTGGGAAGACCCCCTCCACCAGCACCTGGCCAACCGCTTTCTCACCAGCATTGCGAAGGGTGTTTCCGCCGGTGAGCCCCTCTACCACACCTTCGAGGACCGCAAGGGTACTAACTGGAAGGTCGGCAGCAAGATCAAGCTGCCTTTGACCGCCACGGGCGGCAGTGCAGATACCGGCTACGGTGTCCGACTGGACGCCGACCAGCAGACCGGGGTGCCCACCATCTTCGAGTTCCCTTCCAACACGCCAATCCACAGTTACGGCCAGTGGAGGCCCGAGGACGCGAAGCAATTCTGCTACCGCCACTCCGAGGCCATCACTGCTGGCGAGTTTCAGGTGAAGGGCGTCCGCCAGGTTCCGGGCGTGGGCTACGTCCACGACCGAGCCACTAAGAGCGCCTGGACCCCGGTTCACGCCGTGGTGACCTTGGAGCCCACGGCCATTTTTCACCCCCAGCATGGCTGGACGCCCACTCCAAAGCCTGTGGGACCCCCCTTGGCTGGTCATCCAAAAACCGTTCCGGAAGCCATCGGCAGGCTGCACCCCGATAACGTCTACAAGACCTTCCATCCTCGGCACGGCTGGCAGCCCTGGACGCCGCCGGTACAGAAGTCGGAGCTGGCCAAGATGGCCATCGGTGACCTCAAGCCCGGCAAGAGGGTCCCCCGTCCCGAGGGCTTTCCCCTGGAAGACCCGGAGTACTTCGACTACGGCCACATGCTGACTCCGGAGCAGCGACAGGCCGGGTATCGACTGCATGTAGTGCAAGAGTTGACAGGAAACGCGGCTGGCTTTGGGATGCCTGGAGTTGAGTATATGCCCGGTCCCCAGGTCGTGGTCCATCGGGGGCCGGACTATGTTGGCGTGGTTCGCAGCGACCTGAAGGATGGCGCGCTGACTCCGCATGCCCTCATCCATAGAGACCACCGTGGGTTCGGTCTCGGTGAGAAGGCCTACGAGGCCCTGTACACGCACGCCCTGAAACACCTGGGCATCAAAAGCGTCCGAGGCGGTTCTCACAGTGAGGCCGCCGGCCACCTTCACGAGAAGCTCAGCCAAAAGCACGGACTCGGCTACAAGCCCATGGCGGGGCCTGGTAGTCCCCCGGGGTTTGGTCACGGGGCAGCAGCTACCCGCGGTGACTACGAGGAGACCCTGAAGGCTGAGCTGGAGAAGAAGGCGAAGGAGCCGAAGCCCTGGAGGTCAAAGGACGGTATCAGTATCCCTGCCAAGGGAACGCCGGCCCGCGAGGACTGGGACCGCAAGTTCCAAGCCCAGCTGGTCCAGGTATTCGGCCGCGGTGACCCGAACCGCCTGAAGTCTATTACTGTCAGCACGGACGCCCTGGATCCGGGCAACCTGCCCGTCAACGGGGAGCGCCTCGACCTGTACCGGCGCATGGCCCGCGGTGGCGACCGGCTGCCGCCTGTGGTGGTGCGTCGCCTCGGGGACCGCTACCATCTGGTCGATGGTAATCACCGGTACGCGGCGGCTCAGCGGCACGGCATCAAGACCCTGGATGCCTACGAGATTCAGGAAGTCCAAAAGACCGAGCCCCTGGTCTTGAAGCCGGACAGCCTCCAGAAGGATGAGCATGACGACCTTGTCCCCATGGACATCGGCGACATGGGTACCGCGGAGGCCGTCAGTCACGAGAATCCGGCCATCAGGTACAGTGCCGTCAAGAATAGGCCCAGCTCGATCGGCTCTTATCCACTGATGGGTATGGCCAAGGACCCGCACCCCAGGGTCCGTGAGGCGGTTCGCGATGAGGTCGTGGATCGGTTGACGTGCGCGCAGCCGCTCCAGTTCGGCGGCCTCCTTGGCCACGAAAACTTCTCCTCCGAGCACCTTGGGGCCGCGCTCAAAGCCGTCAACGCCGCGACCCCCGAATACAGCAAGGGACAACTGCTCGACCATCCTCACTTTGAGAAGAATCCCGAGCATGAGGACCAGGCCTTCGACAACCCCTACCTTCGCGAGAAACTCATCCCCCTGCTGAGAAAGCCTGAGCTGGTGGAGTCCGTGCTGGCCAATGGGCGGGTGCATGAGCTGGACTCGCTGGTCTACAATCCCCACAGTAACTACAGTGAACGGGCTCTGGACGCCATCCAGGAGAAGCTCCAAGGAGTGAACAAACAGAGCCTGCGGGCCCTCACACTTGCCCGCCATGGCTCGGAGCGTCATGTCCGGGCAGCCCTGGACCATGTCGAGAAACGCGGAGATATCTCCATGACCAAGATGATCCTGGAGAGTGCAAAGAAGGTCCCCCAGGACATTCTAAGGCGTCATGCCTTTGGCGATGACCCTAAACTCCAGAAGGCTGCTCTCCAGCGAGACGATGCCCCAGAGGATCTACTCTGGGAGGCGGCGAAGAATCCTGGCACCAGAGCGTTCGTTGCCTACCACAACGCGCTGCCCGAGGAGGCCAGCGAGCACATCTTCTTCAATGATCCGAGTCTCCAGGGGATGATTCTCAGGGGGGGTAAAGTAACCCCGAAGATTGCTCATGAGGTCCTTAATCAGGAGGTCGTCGGCGAAACGGGAGCCAGGAATCTGATCGAGAATGCTCATCTGGGGTTCAGCGCCCACCCCGACTTGGTCCACCGAGCAGCCACGCACCCGGACGAGAATGTCCGCGCGAGGGCAGTTAGCTACATCCCCAGCAATCGATTCACGCCCGAGGACCGCCGGAATCTGTTCCGGAACGAGACTGGCTCTACTGTTCTCGATTTGCTCCAGCCTGAAGACATCACCTCCCTGGCTCGGGAGATTCAGACCCCGGCAGCTCTTTCTCGCCTCTTCGACTGGCGCGCTGCCGATACGACTTCCTCAGTCTACCCGGAGCTGATGCAGGTTGTCCATGAGCGAGGCGAAAACCCCATCATCCAGGCGAAGCTCGTCTCCCATCTGGTTAACTACGATCGTGCCACGGAGAGCCCCTACCGGGAGCAGTTCCGGGAGATGTTGAAGATTCCCAATCCGGATCTCCAGGCCCATCTTTTGTCCCAGAGCCAGCTGACTGACCATCGGGATATCGAGTCCGTACTGGGTCGACAGGACCCCGGGGCTCCCCCGGGGCCCATCGAACGCGCAGTCCCCCGGAACAAGAACGCCACCGGGCATCAGTTGCAGCAGGTCCTGGAAAAGCTCCAGGCGGTGCCTGAGGCC